TTCACACCCACACTCTGGCTCGTCGCTGGTTTTTACCACCTTGCGGGATAGCGCGATAAGCCGAACAAGGCGCTGATCTGAACCGCCATCAGACGGTTTTTGGTTGTGACAGCTTTCACTCATGGCGGTCAGATACCTCGGTGTGCTTGCGGTCCTGGCGCTCTTGCTCTAGCTTTGCCTCAACCAGATCCGCGCGCAGCCGGTAGGTTTTGGCGAATCCGACAAGCCGCTTTTCGTCGCTGCGGAGGATGGTGATCTGCTCCCGCTCGGCGGCTAGCTGTTCCTCCAGCTCCTCCAGCCGGTCGGCGGCGGCGTCGAATATGCCACCTAAGTTGTATTGCCGCAGATCGGCGGCTAGTTCTTTGGTGTCGCAGTCGATGTCGGCCATGAGTTCGCACCTGACGCAATCATGGTCATACCCATCGGCGTCGCGATAAGACGAACAAGCCGTCGCATCCGATGGACTCAACGGCTTCTCTTTGGCTGGCGGATTCCAGCAGCCTCCATACATCTCGCACTTTTCCATGTCTTGGCAGTTTTCGCAGTATCTCACGGCATTGGCTTTTCAGTTGCGTCCACGGATGGACTTTGTTCGTTCTCCCAAGGGAAAAGGAGTCTAGCTGGTGATGCCTTTTCGATCTCGCCCGCGAGCCTGTCCGCAAGCGCCCGCTCGGCAGCTAACTCAGCAAACGTCTTTTTTTCCAGATCAATCACCTCGCGGTTTAGTTGCGTTTGAAAATCGAGCGATTGAGCGGATTCGGCAAGCTCTCGCTCAAGCTCTTCCAGCCGGTCGGCGGCTTCGTCGATAACCGCGCCGACCCACGCGGCTGACGGCTGGTCTAGCGTCTCGTTGCCTCGCCTCCACGCGTTGTATTCGCGGAGCTGGCTGCATAGGTTGTTGGTCGGTGTCATGTCGTTTCGTGGTTAGAACTCTGGGATGCACCGGACGCCGTTGCACCGGTGATCTCGCTGTTCTCTTAATCCAAGACGGGCGGAGTCTGTTTGATCCAGCGTGTCCCGGCGTCCGAGCGCAGATTGATGTTATCACAGCGCGTCCAGCAGCCGCCAGTGGTCCACGCCAGCACACGCTCTTGCACGGGTTCGCCAGCGTCTTCCCAATAGATCATTTCGGCCTTGCCAATTTTCCATTCGTCGCCGTGCTTTCCGCGATAGTGACGCCACCACCACCCTTCCGAGTCCGGGCGGATTTTCGCTGTGTTTTTCATTGGTCGTTTTCAGGTTTCCACCAGTCGGCAACTTCGGTTAGATCTTTGGTATCAGGCTGCTCGATCATCCCTGCCAGACGGCAGAGTGATTCCGTTTCCGCTTTCTGCATTTCAAGCGCGGCTTCGATGTCGCCTTTTTCGGCGGCGTCCCATTTGAGTTGAGCGAAGCCGTGAGCCTCGGCGTTGGTTATCTCTTTGTTATTCATGGCTTTCGGAAATTCAGAGAACAAGGTGGCCGGTTAGAACTTTGATCTTCCCTCTTTAATCAATGCTTGAATTGCCTGAGGCCCATGCCTGCCAAATGATGATCATGTCCCGGACTTCCTGCGATTGCACGTAGAGGTTATCGAGTTCTTGCTTGGCTTTGGTGGCTTGCTTTAACGATGAATTTGATCCGTCATCAGCGAAAGTGGATGCTGCATCTAGGCAAGACAGGATCTCACTGACGATGGCGTGCATTTCCACGGCTTCGAGCCATGCTTCTCGCAGTTGGTCTCCGCAGGGTATTTTGGGGTTGGTTGTTTTCATTTGGTTGGATGGTGGGTTAAGAGCCAAAATTGCCTTGTCGAGTTTTTGGCGCTCGTCTTCAGGCATCGACTCGTAGGTGGCTCGGATGGCCTCACTGAGTGAGACAGCTTCATTGAAGCTATTTGGCATGGTGGTTTCTTTTGGTCCTTTGACACAGAACTGGTGCTTCCAAGGCCCCCTGCCAAAAAACCCACGGAAAGTTGGTTGTCCTTTCACGATGGGTTCTTGGCAGAGAGGGCAAATTTTCATGGCTTCAAGGTATTAACTTCGCAGGAGTCGCATCCCCAAAAAGCCTCATTGTCTTCAGTCTCGGCAATTGTTCGCCAGCGCTGCTCTAGTCCATCGAGCAGGATCTTGAATGGAATGTCCTCAAACTCCTCCCATGGGCCCTCAACGCTAAAGGCTACGTCAACAAGGAAGTTTCTCATGATGCGAGCATGGCTTCTCCGGCCTTGACGAACTTGTCCCAGTCACGCTCGAAGCCTTCCATCACGAAGCGCTTGACCTGTGCGCCGGAACCGAATTCGGACGAGTAGAGCTGGTTGCCAGCTTCGCGCGAGGACTCGTGGCTGTAGAACTCGGTGATGCCCATTGCAGCGTCCAGCCGGGTGCGGCCGGAGTTGCCCTTGCCGCCGTCGAACAGCTCGACGATGCGGGCGGTGCGCTGCTTGATCGAGTTGCTCAAGTCCTTGGCATTTCGTGTTTCCACGCCAGTTACCCAAGCACGGGCTTCGTCACGCGAGCAGGGCTCCTTGTCGGACGTTTCCATCAGGTGCTGGAAGTAGGCCGAGGTTCCGGCGAAGGTGTCGAGCGCGTCGATGACCTTCTGGATGTTGCCGTCGAGGTTGCCGGAGTGGCGGGCCTTGCCGACCACGCTGCCCGCCTGCAGGTTGGCAAGGAAGGTGTTGAGGCAGACCGTGACGATGGAGGAGTAGACCGCCGTAATCGAGCAGCTTTTGTCGAAGCTGTCGAGCAGGGTGATGTAGTCCTTGACGATGCGGTCTCCGACCCGGAAGCCGTCGGTCACCTTGATCGAGGCGAACACCTTGCCACGGTTGTCGGTAGTGCCGGCCGAGATGACGGTGTAGGGGGTTTCGCCCAGTCCCTTTTCGAGGATGTTCCAGAAGCCCGCAATGGAGCTTGGTGTGTAGCTAGGGGCGAACGGGTCGCCGACCGGCAGGAAGTCGTCGGTCGCGATCAAACGACGCCAGTTGGGGTCTTCGATAATCTTGTCAGGGACTTCCCCGAACGGGTCGTTTGACGGGATGCGGTAGCAAAGCGGGGTGGAGACAACTTCGAACGGGGTCGAGTTTTCTTTCGTTACCTCCGGTACGATGTTGGTGAGACGGTGCCAGGCGTTTTCTAGTCCGCTCTGGATGTCGCGATTGGTGAGTCCGTGGGCCATGGTAGGTTCCTTTCTTGGTGTTGTTGGTTTAGAGAAGCCGTGGATTGTTCCAAGGCTGGGATTCGACGAGAGACATGAGTCGGGCGATTTGGGATTCCAGCTCGAACAAGCGTAAGTGGATGTCGTTTTCGGACTTTTGCTGGTTGCTTTTCCAGCCGAGGTCTTGCCGGATGCGGTTATACATGCTTTCGGACATCACAAGGAATCCGGCTTCCTTGAGCGTTTTGATTCCTTCGCTGGCACTTTGGCGTTCCAGCGTTTCTTTGTTGTCGCTCATCCATTGCATCACCTTGAAGGTGTCGGTTCGGTTGAGGCGGGTTATTTTCTTTTGTGTGTTCATGGTGTTGGGGGCCCTTTGCGGGCGCGATTCTTCACAGAGAAGTCATCAAAATCTCAAGCGCGAAGCGCTCAAGGAAAAGGAATTGAACTTGGCCACCCGCTGCGTCCCCCCCCGGAGTGCAGCCGATGACCAAGCTCAAAGTTTGCGTGCAGCCCGCTCGTCGTCACCGACCTTGGCGTGGCATTCGTGGCACAAAATTTGGTAACCTTCAGATTCGATGTAAAGCCGTCGGATTACTTCACTCCAGTCGTATCCGAGGAAATGGTTGCCTTCTGCCCAGTCGTGCTGAAGAGGAATGACTGGTTCGGTATGGTCTGCATGAACTCCGTTTTGGGGAAATTGGCGCTGACAATGCTGGCACTGGTGTAGTTTGCACTGGCGGCCGGTTGCCGGGTTGGTGCCATGTCCTACAAAGGCTTTTTTGAGGGCTTGGTGGCGCTGTGGCCACTGGGCACGACGAAGGGCGGACATCACGAAGCTACGCATCCGTGCAAGGGTCCATTCGCCTCCATTGAACGGACGCTCAATCCCGCTCCGGGGAGTAGGTCGCTTTTTTGCGAAATGCTTGGGCTTTTTTGTGGTAGAGGCCGGAGCCTTTTTTTTGCGTCGGAAGGGCATCAAAATTGAGCTGGTTTAGCTTGTCGGCAATGGTCTGCAAATTGGCCGCTGTAAGCGGGGTAGTGTCCAAAATTGCCATTGGGTAAAACGACCATTGTCCTGATTGTTCATCAAGCCGAAACTCTCCTAGTTTCAATCCTACCATCCACACGACATCGGTGAAGCCAATGGCTTGCACCGTTGTTTCTGCAAGCTTGCCGTCAATCCATTCAACGGCTCGGTAAGTGAATATAGTGATAGGGTTCATGGTGTTGGTTTTGAAAAAGGTGAGAAAGGCCGGTCTTACCCCGGCTCTAGGCTGATCGGGCCCAAGATCTACAGCATTTGTTTGAGTTTCACGCCGCCGCGTTACTATTTGCGTCGGGAATTAACGGATGCGTTATCCATTAACCTCACCCGATAACTGACTCAAACCTCATACTGCGACTCATCTGCGTGTCTAAGAATTTCCACGCCGCTTTCTCATTTGGAAAATGGTGGCCTGTCCGGATCGGCATTGTGAACTCAACTGGCTCTTGAATGGCGTACGGCCAGTAATCAGAGGAGCTTAGTGGTGGGTTTTCAGCCGCAGACCATTGGGTCCGGTTACCGTATCCGGTGCCAGCTTGACGCTACTGGCGGTTCCACGGCTTGCGCCGTGCCTAAGGCAGCGTCTTTCCGCTGTGTCACTGCACCTGTTTTGTCAGGAGGTAGTCAGCTTCTCCTTATGTGGCGGGAGGATTCGAACCTCCGGACGTTGATACGTTGCAGCACGCATCCCCGTTCTATCTGCATCAACCTTAGACCTGTCTCGGTCACAACCACATTCCAACCCCCGATCAGGTCGCTCACCGTAAGCAGTGCCCTGCGAAGGTGCCCTCACTGCGGAGGCTGGAATGAGGTGACCGCTTACGGCGGTCAGTCGTGGGCGGGGATGGACGCCACTCCATCTTTCTCGGCTTAACCGGACAGTTCCGGCTTCTCCCGCTCAAAATGTCATTCCGGATTGTTGGCTGTCCGCCAAACCCGAATCACGGAACCGTCAAGCCGAGCGATAAACTTGGCTTGTGGCTCGTAGTTTTTGGCGTATTGCCGACTGCTCAGGATCACTGACGACAATTGACGCTGGGCATGGGAGGAATCATGCAAGGCAGGGAAGGAGAACGAATCCCCGGGTTCCAATTCATGGAATGGAAACACCGACCGTTTGGTTGGAATTTCTTCTGGAATTGGAATGTTTCGTTCCCGAACGATTTGCTCCCGCTTGATCCTTGAGATAATTGGGCGGGATGGCTTTCTTGATTTGGTGCTCATCCGGGCCTTAGAAAGGGGCAGGTTGTTCGCCAAATTCGCTAGACTCCGGTGTTTCGCCGGTTTCGGAGTAGTGGGCATACACCTTGGCAAGCTGGAGGACCAAGGCTTGGGCGGAGAACACGTCACCACCGACACCCATCGAGGTTACCAGCGCCGTGGCGTGGGCAAGGCTGTTCTGGCGGATGATGGTAGAGTCCTTGGGAGTAACACCGGCAGGGCCGTGTTGGGCTGCAGGAGCTGCGTGAGCGGCTTGCGAGGGATCTCCCCCTGCAACTGCCAGCCCGTTCTCACCGGACAACTGTGGAGTGCCCTTGTAGTCGCCGCGCTTGAGCGGTCCTTGCAGAGTGATCGTCTGGCCATCTTGGATGGGTAGGGAAGCGGCGGCGCCCCACAAGGAGACGGCAATTTGGCCACTGCCGTCGGACAGCGTGATGTTGCGCATCATCTTGCCGGTAGAAGTAGCTTTGGCTGGCCACTTGGCTTGCGCCGTGACATTTTCGAGGGACATCACTTGTCCCCCGACAGGAGTGCTGATTGCTTGGAATACCGTAGGCATTGTGTTGTTTGGTTATGATTCTTCCTTTTCTCCGGAAGTGGGGAGATGGTTGCTGCTTTGCTTGATTTAGCTAGGCTAAATTTACTGGATCACGCCGGGGATGTGGAGGGTCAGCTCGTCGCCGAAGACTGAGCAGCGGTAGCGCGGCCGCACTAGGTCGAATAGACGCTGAGCGTTTTGGACGGTGCCGCACTGGATGAACAAGTCGTTCTTAAGCCGGGACAGCTGATCGGGATCGACCTTGAGGTCTTCCAGCAGATTCTTGATGTCGGCTGGCAGGTTCATTCCTCGAAGTTGGGTTCAGCTGCAGACTCGCGCTTGAATTGAGGACAGTGCATGTGGAAGCCGCAGAAGTATTTGCAGAAGGTTTTCTCCCCTTTGCGCGTCTGGATGATTTGCCCGGGCTTTTTTTCGGCTTCAGCTTCGGCTAGCGTGGCGCACAGCTTGGAAGCGCGCTTTGCTCCCGGCTTCATCAGGGCAAAACTGTCAGGTTTAGCCCATTGCTCGTCTGGTGTGCAGGGACGGGGGTTCCCAGCCACTGCAGCAAGGTGTTCAGGAATTCTTGTCAGGAACTCTTTCTCGGCACCTACAGAGTCGTAGTCGGCAAGAAATACTCGAAACGGGCTTTTGGGGTAGGCTGGGTTGACGGTGCTTTGTAGGTAGGACCAATCGCGCTGGAGGTAAACCACAGCCACTTGGTTGACTGGCACGCCGTTGATTGAGGCTAGGAAGCCATTCATCTGGGCTTGGGCCCGGTGGTCAGGTTTAGCTTCTTCTTGGGTTCCTCCCGTCACCTTGTAGTCGAAGATGGTGCCGTTTTCGTAGAAGTCGATTTGACCGGAGACTACGGTGTCGAGGATGGTGTGGAAAAAACGCTCTTCCGCCCGCTCGCCGTTGGTCAGGTCAACGTGATGCTCTAGCACGGAATGCACTGCAGTGCCCAGCAAGGCGGCGAACGACGAGTAGCCGCTTTCCACTTTGGTTGAGAAGGTGCCAAGGTAGGTCCGCTGAGGAGGGGACAACAAGCCTGTTACCGAAAACTGGGAGTGACCCTTGTTGTAATTGTCACGGTTGAGCGCGCGCAAGAACGGGGTAGGGAAACTCACGAGGTCTTTTCTTAATTCCATAATCTTCAAAATAATCACCAGCGCGAAGCGCTTTGTCGAATCTTTAGCTAGGCGTGTTAATGTGCTGTCGCCGTAATTCTTTTTCTACTTTGTCTAGCCAGTCATTCAAAGCGCCTTCGACCATGCGCGACACTGGAACCTTCCCAAGTTCAGCAAACGCTTTTGCTCTCAAGATTAGGCTTGGAGGCAACGTCAGCGCGATTTGCTGGCGATGGAATCGCTTGGGTATGGTTGGTCTTGTCATGGCTTTATCTGATTGCTTTGCTCTTTGACGATTAAACGGTCAATCATGTCGTCCCACAGTTCGCCTTCGAGGTTGCGGCGTTGTAGTGAGGTGAATTCAACGGCGTTGAGAGTCCGCATTTTTTCATAGCGAAGCCATCCTTTGGTTGCTTCGTGCTGGCCGATTTGGTCGGAGGTGTCGAGGATGAGGTTGCGCAGCTGCTGCTGGGTCTTGTTTTGTTCCGGAGTCATAGTGGTCGGCGTGCGGCAGGGAATTCGGTTTTCCCAAGTTCAATTCCAATTGAATTGACAGCAGGAATCCAATAATTGCTGCTCATTAGTTGGTCTCCTTCTTCAAGGACTTCGGACATGCTTAATGCGCGGTAGACCAGTTTGGACGGTGTTTCGCCGTCCATCCAAAAGGTGCTGGCGAGGGTGCAACGGACGATGGCTATTGCCTTGAGGATTTCGAATACGCCTCCAGGATGTTGGTCGGACAGTCGCTCAGCTTCAATCTGAGCTTCCTCAAGGGTTGGGTGCTGGATTTTTGGTCCACGGTTTTCGTCGGTTCGGTAAATGTAGTAGTAGGGCTTCATGGGAATTTATCGGGATTTGCGGGCGGTGCCATTTCTTCGCAGCGGAGGCAAATGAAACACCGGACAACCCGGCCGTCGCACTCCATTTCTTCACCGCAGCACTCTGGGGGGTCGAGGTAATCCGGTGGGTTGTTTAAGTAGTCTTGCATTACCAAGGGGCTGTGTCGGGGTTGAAAGCGGTGTTTTCGTCGAGACCGTCATGCGGATCAGGTCCAATTTCTTCGATGTTGCGAATGAGGCGTTGCTGGAAAGTTTCTGGTGCTGGTTTTTTGGCCCGTGGAGTGCCTCGTGGCTGCCTTGTGTTTGATTTCCTTCCTTTGCCCTTGGCCGATGCTTTGGATAGCTCCAGACGGGGTTCTAGGGCTAATGCCAGCTCGGCTGCACGATTGAACCCATCGATGTTGTCGCGGCACCATTGGACGTAGCCCGGATCTTTGAACAGCACCTTGGATAAGTGCATTCCTCGGTATTTGCCAAAGTTGAAGCAGCCGTCACCTTTGAAGGGTTTCATGATTTAGCTAGGCTAAGGACTTTTTCGAACTGAGTAGAAAGTGGCTCGATCAGCTGGTCCTCCGCGTGGAGGCACTTTAGATGGCCTCACTAGCTTTTTGTTGGCTAGGGCCCGTAGCTCGCGGCGGATGGTTGCGTCGGACACTCCGCTCAAGGCAACTAGTGTGGCTACGTCTTTTGGTCCTGATTCACGGAGAAGCTTGAGGATAACGAACTGGCTGAGCTTGAGTCCTCGGGCAACGGCATCCTTGAGTTCAGCAGGTAGGGTCATGGGTCTAGTTCGCGCTGGCACTTGTTGTCGTGGTCAGCTTTGTCAGCTTCGTCAAGAAATCGGTGTTCAAGGCAGACCGAACAGTAACCGTTTGACCAGCCTTCTTGTTTTAGACCGAATTCCCTCAAAGCTTCAATTAGCTTGTCGTCTGGTTCGTCTAGAAGTTCGCGTGAAGCCACTTTGAATTCACATTCCACTCCGCAATTCCGGCAGGTTTCCCCGAAGGTGATAGCGATGTTCATTGGACAATTCCGTTGATGAAAGCGTGGGCTTTCGGGGTGAGCTGGTAGGTTGGAAACGATCCTCCTGTGGCTTGCTCTAGCATGTGTTTCATTCGCAGATGGCAAAGCACGCCGCGCACATGGTCGCTGTCGAGCAAGGTCTTGGCTTGCACTTTGCGCGCGCTGTTGGCGCCGGTCAGGTGCATGACCAGCAAGATGCGTGCTTGTTTGATTCCAAGGCCGTGTTCGGAAAGGCAGTCGACGACGTGGAGGGCCGACAAAGCGTTAATGCAAGGACGTGTAGCGGTCACAAATTGATTCCTCTGGGGTAGGTGTCCTTGATTTCAGCGGCAATTTTTTCCATCTGCTCGACGAATCGGTCAAAGCCTCCAATTGAGTCGGCAATTTGAATTCGCACTTCTTTTCCAAAATAGAGGTGGATGCTGTAGTGGTTTTCGCCACAGGACTTTTCAACAGAAAAGTATGCTTTCATGGTCGTGGTAATAATAAAGAAGGCACCCCGGGAACCTTGGGCAGATTCTCGACGGGGTGCCTTATTTCTTGGCTGGTTGCGCGCTTTGTTAAATTGCCCCTTGTCTCCGGGGTCTTCGAGGTTCACCTGTAAGCAGGTGATTCGAAATTAACACAAAACGCAAGAATGGCAAGGATTGTTAGCTTGGCTAAACAAGAGGGCCGCTATAGGTAGTGGCTCTTAGGGTTTCGAAGCACAATCCACTGTCATTGATTTGCAGGAATTGAACATTCTTGGTCCGGCTCATAGTCTTTTATCTCTTCAGCTCTGTTCCGGCCATCCTGATTGATTCCGTTGGCGTCCCACAGTGATTCATCGTCATGCAGCATTTGCAGGCTGGCCCAGAAATCCCACGGGGCGTTTGCCACTTCAGGTTGCAACACTTCGCACAATTCGAAGCCGAGTTTTTCGGCAAATTCGTCTGGTTGCTGGTTGTTGAGTCCTTGTGCTAGTTCGTCCATTTTTTGGAGGCGGCTGATTGTCTCTTCGTCATTGCGGCAAAACATTCCAACGGCACAACGGGTATTGTTCTCTCCAAGGTAGCGGCAGGAATGGACAACCATTGACCGGTTTCCAAGATGGAAGTGACCGGTAACCTTGTCGATGATTTGGTGCAGGGTCATAGCTTTATGCTTCGATAGCTGGAGTGTAGCCCATTACTTTTTCAAGCAGCTGATCAAGGGCTGGAGCCACCTCGGAGTTGTCGAGAAGAGGGTTTGGTGCTGCGAGCCCTTGCTTGATTTTTTGCTTGGTCGCTTCTTCATCAAAGCGCGACGGATGGAGCCGGCTGATCTGTTTTTTGAGCTTCATAATCAAAGGAGTTGAAAGATCGATGACGCATTTCAGTGGTTGGTCTTCGTTGAAGTAGCGCACGCTCGTGTCGATTTCGAAGTCGATGGGTTTAATTCCTTTTAGCAGCTTGATGGCTTCTAAACGGAGCTGTTCTTGAACCTCCAGCGACTGCTTTTCGACGCGTTCTCCTTCTTTGGCGTGGGCAATCTTGGCCCGCTTAAGCAACGCTTCGGCAATTTGGGTCTTGGTTGGCTTTGGCTGGGCTTTTGAGACTTTGCCCGGGATGATGATGTTGGTGTTCATTTGTCGTTGAGGATGGACCTGCCGGACATCAGCAGGATTTGGAGGTATGGAGTGGCAAGCCGGTCATCTGCAAACATTGCTCCTATTAGGAAAGATTGCTCGGTGATTGCGGCTTGCTTGGAGCCTTCCTTGATTGCGCTGTTTTTGAGTAGCTGGCGAAGACGGTCCTTGAGGTCTTGTTCAGTTTTCATGCGGGTCGTTTGGTGATGAATATCGCTTCCGGCTCGTAGTCGAGTGGGCTGCGAGTTAGCTTTTTGGCTTGGTTGATTGCTTTCTTGATTGTCTCAGCGGCGATTACAATTATGCAGTCGTCGACTTCCAGCGTGATGGCCCAGAGCGAGACGCGTTCTTGAGCTAGATACAGAGGGCCTTTCACAGCGCAAACTTCAGCCTCCGTTTGGCCTGACCAATTAGCTCGTTGATCAGGTGCTGTTGGAAAGCTAGCGAGTAGTCGTCGTAGCCGTTGGAGTGGCACTGCTCTTCGAACAGGGTGGCGACCATTTCAAAGCAGCCCTTGTCGAATGCCTTCTGGCTGAGGAGAATGTCGCCGTCATGGTAGTAAGCGATTACGTTCTGGTTGTCGCAGTGGACTTTTTTGATGCGGGCATTGACCGGGTAGCCAGCTAGTGCAAGGAATTCCTTGGCACGCTCGACCATAGCTTCCTCGTCGTTGACCATCTCGAGCTGCGCAAACCCGGCGGTGGGGTTCTTGCGCTTGTAAATCAACGCGATGGCAGGATTGAGGTCAGTCGGACGGGTTGCCCACAGGCGACTGACGACATCGGTCATTTCATCCGACCATGGGTTGTCGTAGTCGAGGTTTTGCTCAAAGCCTTTGGCCGTTACGAAATACTCGAGAAGCTTGGCGTCTTTGACATGACCGCAAACCGAATCGCCGATGCGGTAGCGCAAGGTGTATTCATTGGCGATGGTCCGGTCTTCGGTCAGCTCCATTTCGCACAACAGCTCGTAGTCGTAATGGGCGCCTTCCAGCTCCTTTACCTTGACCCCGCGATAGAACACCTTGCCGTTCCCTTGATAGATCCGAAGGTTGCGCGATTCGTGGATAGGTTCGCGGTCACCGATGAACAGTTGGTCGTGATTGGAGTGGGCCTTGAGGATGTCAGGACCGGTGACGACGATTGAAGTGCCGTCTTCCATTGCTTCGCCTGTGAACCAGATGCCGCCTTCGTCTATGGTGTTGGACACCAGCTCACGGTAGGCGCCAGCAACCTGCCACTTCTTGCCGTATTCAGTGGTGAATGGCAGTTCCCTGCCGTTGCAGGTGACTTGCTGGAAGTCCTTGCCTCGGAAGCTGATGTCGGCAAGGCCAAAGGACCAATGCTTGCCGTTGCTGTGGATGTCGACCTGATGGCCTTCACGCAGCAGCACGGCGATGGCATACTTGAGGCCGGTGCCAAACAGCCCGATTGGGTTGCCGGTTTCTTTTGCCGAGATTCCCATCAGTTCCCATGATTTGGGATCGATCGGGCCATTGGAGTGAAATACGACGGAGGTTGGTTTGGTTATCGTGTTCATGTCGGTGAATTATCCAGCCCGCAGGGCTTAGGTTGAATTTTGGAAACAAAATCAAAGACGATTTCAGCTAGCTCATAAGCGCCGATTGGCTTTTCCCATGCTTTGAGGATGGTTTTTATGAGCGCGTCTTTATTGAGGTGTAATCCTGCTAATTGGGTAGCTGGAAGTGGTAAGTCTTCTAGGGTTGAAATGAATGTCATGGCTCGGCAGCTTCCTCCTACGGAAGTGTGGAGCCATAGCCCATCTTTACGCGTGCGATCCCAGCATCCGCCTTCTTTGAGGTAAGGAGAGTTTACGGTTCCGATTGGGACGTAGCGTTTTCCAATTTTTCGGTAAATTGGTTCTCGTGGATCTTTGATTTGCATTTTGTGAGGCAGTGTAAAATTTAAATGACTATGAAGATGAGTGCGATTCGGAATACCATTTTAGCTGTGACTAAAGGAAAGCTTGCACCCCGGTCCCAAAGGACGGAGCATCGGGGCGCGTTGGTGTGCCGGATTTCGCTCCAGAGTCCGGGAGGCGGTTCATAGCCTCTTCTTTCTTGGTTCCTTGCTACGGGAAATTAAATCAGGATAGAAAGCACTTTTGGCATCCGGTGGACGCCTTTGTTGTGGTTTTCACGGCGTGTTGCCTTTGCTTGCCGATGCTCTTCCAGCATGTGCTGGTGACGAGCGTGTGGCATCATACATTTCAGCCTATCCCGCTCAAAGGTAGGGGTGTAGGTGTAGCTGAATTTGACTTCCGTGTTTGGGTGGGTGGTGGTGTATGGTTTCATTTGGCTTGGTTGCGTTGGTCGAGGAGCTTATCGATAAGGACTAGCATTGCCCGTTTGGTTTTTTCGGTTTTGGTTGACCGCAATTTGCGGTAGGCGTCGAGCAGTTGTTGGTCGAGCAGGTTCACTTAAAAAAGAGGTGGAGTAGGAGGAGAATGACAATCAAGAAGATCAGTTTGATCATGGACGGGGAAATTAACAACGTCTTCCTTTGCGGGAAAAGGCGTAACGTGTCAGGTTGGTGGTCGGAAGCGGCCTCACGCTTCTGCTTGTGTTTTGTTACAGGTCCGGTTGATTCCTTGCTACGGGAAATTATGGAAGCGGAGGGATTTCGATTTCGTGACAGGCGATGCGGTCGATTCCGCGGTTAAAATCGGCAGCCATTCGCCTTGGCCAAGTCGAAAAGCACTCGTTCGGATACTCGTTGATCCAAACTTTGCGCGGCTTCGGGGCGATTCGATAGTCGTCCTTTGGTCCTTGAAATGTCATATCGCCCGTTGTTATCCACTCGTTTTCAAAGCTGAGAGTTTGCACATTCTTGCCCTCCGCAAAAGCTGTGATGATCGGCAGTAGTTCTTTGGCGTGTTCTCGTGTCATGTTGTCCTGCGGTTTTGTAAATTAGAAATGCTTAATCCCGCCACAAAGCCAGTGTTCGGAGAAAGGCTTCGGCTCGTTGAGCTGCGGGAGCAAAAGCAACAAATACATTTTTTTTGTTGCTTTTCTTTAGGGCGCTCACGATGGCCCCCCCATATCTAACGAGGTCGGCCAACGACAACACCTTCTCCGCTTCGTGCATGGCGTTGAGGTCGTTGAGGTAGTCGGGGACATAGCGCACATTCCGGCTTACGTAGTTTACATCCGGTGGGTAGCCCCTGACATCGTCGCAAAGACCTTCCTGCTGGCATATGGTTACCCACCTCCACCCGCAAGCCTCGGCGATGGCGATTCTTTGTGCTTCTGGTTTCATGGTTTCCAGAGGTTGGCCACAAACCGCGAGAACGGCGAGGGGTGATACGGATGCGGCGCCTTCCGCGCCAACCACCGCGCCAGCTCCTCCTCCGCGAGTTTGCGGCCAGCCTTAGACTTTGCGCTGGCCACGTTGGCATGGAGCGCTTCGGTGATGGGGTTGGCGTTCATGGTTGGTTTCCTTTCACGGTGGCGATTGCCTTATCTAGCGGACTGGGACGGGTGTGTTTGCCAAACTCCGATACCGCCCATTCGCAAGCGGCGAGAAGCTCGTCGCGCTGGCGCTCAAGCCGTTTCGATGTTTCGTAGACCCGGACGATGCTCTCGTTGGCTGCCGCGTCTGTCTCCGGTGTCGGTCGGTCACTCATGCGCCCTCCTTTCTTGCCACGAGCATGGCGTCGGCAACAATGTAAGCTGCCTTGGCAACATTGCGCGCTTGGTCTCCTTCATCTATGCCGTCGTCCATCGTTAATGGCTGGCTATGGGGTGGCATTTCGTCATCTAGCAACGAATCAACGCCTTTCATGCGCTCCCACTCAATACACCCCTGCAAAGCCGCCGCTGCGAAGTAGTCACGAAGGTTCATTCCGTTAGGGTCTCCGTTTTCTTCGCAATCCCAGAATTCGCGTTGGCCAACTGGCACAGGGAACGCTGGCCCGCCGTCGTTTTGTGGTTTGTTCATGATTTTGAGTGTCAGAAGGGGTCTGTGGCTGAGGTTTGGGGATCTTTTGCAACCGATGCCCAAACATCAAGCCGAAGGCTTCAGTGAAGCCGTAGGGACCGGCACCAGTAGCATGGCCCGGAGTGGTTTTGCCATTGGTAGCAGTGCGGGCAGTAATAGTTTTTCATGGTTTTGGATCAACCAACAAGATGACGGTCGTTTTTCCATTCTCGTAGCACCAACCAAAGTAGGCCGGCCAAAGTGGCTGCGTCATACATCCAGCAGGAATGCAGCAAGACCCAGCGGGCGTCTTCAGAGAACACTCCTGCTTTTTCTTTGAACAATTTCATGGTTTTAGTTTGGCTAATGAAAAAAGGTGTTGCCAAGTGGGCAGAAAGAAAGCATTTTGCTGTCGTCACTGCTGGCACGGATCGACAAGACTTTCTCACCGGCCGAGAAGCCATAAAAGCCCCGGACCCTGTGCCAGCAGGACCGGGGTTTTTCATTTTCCCCGACATCGACCCTCGTGGTCTTCGGAGGCAAAGGGGGAAACCTCATGCTGGAAATCATCGTTTGTTCAACGACCGTGGTGGAAACAACACTCAGGACGCTGAAAGGGGCAGAAGGACGATGAGGCGGGCAACCCGGAAGGGACCAGTTTCGCTACTCAGTGACTCAGCTTTGCACCTGCCAGAGGTACGCGCGCGCGTGTATGGTACACGGAGTTCCGACCGGATGTTTCAATCCTCGAACAACTGAAGGGGCAGCTGGAGGAACTAGGCACCTAGGCTACGGAACAACAAGGCATCGGTTTCCAGATCCATTAGAGTGTTACGAGGCATGATTGAGACCAGTAGGTCATCTGACTTACCCCACACTTCCATTACTGACTTGAGGTAGGCTTGAAGGTCGGACCCGTTGGCCATGTAGAGAATTCCCTTGTTGTTGAGGACGAGGGTTATTGGCACTGGCTCCCCTAGCTTGCGTTTTGAGGCGGTCACGGGACAAGGGGCTTAAGTAGCTCGATGCTGCGGGCTTCAATGAGTTTCAAGATTCCGCTGGCTTGCTTTTGCCATTTTGCCGTTTGTTCCAAATAATTCCATGAATGGCTGCTTTCCATTGAGAAAATTGCTTCGCTGAAGTCGTGACCTAGTTCGGCTAGCTCGTTGTCTAATGGCTCGCCACTTCCCTTTCGGGGAATGGCTGCACACAGGTTTCCGCAGGCACAGGTTACCCATTCCCCTGCGAGATCACTGGCGTTTATCAGCTGGTCGGCGGTGAATTCTTTTTGGGATAGAAATGCATTCCAGTCGAATGGTGGCTTACCATTTAGTTGGGTGAAGGTTTCCATGCTGTTTGGATTGAACGTCTGAAAGTCTGGGTGTCACTGAACAACGGCCGGGGCGCGGGAGCTTGGTGTGCGGTGCCGGTGGGATTGATCGTAGCAAAAAAAGGGAAGGGGGCGAGGCCGTGAAGCCCTGCCCCCGTGGGTGGATTAGAACGCGCTGCCGGACTCTTCGCCCTTGCCGAACGCGGCGGCGAACTCGGAGTAGCCCTTGAGCACTTCGAAGGCCTCGGCGTCGAGGATCTTACCCGCGAAGTAGGCCTGCGGTGGTGTTGAGCCGGAGGAACGGCTGCCGTCCTCGCGGGTCTTATTCCAGCTGCGGATCACGGTGACCTCGCCAAGCTGGGCTGCGATGTCCAATGGTAGTCCCGTGGTGACGATGCGGGTGCCTTTGCTGGCGGCACTGAGCAGGGCCATCTGGGACTCGCTGGATAGGCCGTGGACGACCTTGCGGAGGTCCGCCACCTTTTCGAGGTCGCAGTTGGTCGAGAGCGCCGTGTAGTCGGCAGCGTCTCGGGTGTGGATCAGTGCGGCGGTCGGTGTGACGACGGCGGTGGACGATTCGCCAGCGTCGGAGAACTCGGAGGCTTCGTTGCGGGCGATGTTTGCGAATGCGGTCTTCATGGTCGTGTTGTCTTTTCTATTGAGGTGTGAGACAAGGGCGGACGGGCAACAGCGCCCATCCACCCTCATCTCGATCACTGAACTCTCAAGCGCGAAGCGCTCCGCGCAAGGCCTGCTCCAAAGCAATGGCGAAGGTGTCTGCTACCTCTTGCTCGTGGGTTCCGGCTTCAAGCTCTTCGCTGATCATTGCGCGTAGGCGAGCCTTGAGCGTAGGTGAGGCATTGCGGGCCGTTAGTGGTGCTTGTGGCAGAGGATCGATGCGTTTGGCTACGAGTCCGTGTTTGGTTTCCACTAGGGCCGTGGTGCCTCGTTTGACGCGATTCATCACTGATACTCGATGTGGCGGCAGACTATCGGCTTGCTTGACCTTTGGTTCAGGGACTGCGTTAGCCGGGCTAATAGCCATGAATGGCTCTGTGCGGATAGGCTCCATTAGCGGCGGATGTGACTCCGTTCCGCGCATGGATGCAAATCCTTTGCAGTTGGCTGATTCTGGACGTGTGTTCTCGAAGGTGATGGTGAAGGGTTCACCACTATGGACGTAACGGATGTTGGTCCAAGTCCGCTTCTCGACCAGCTCCGACTGGCTTTCGAGGTCGGTCAACTGGTCTTTGAACGAGCGCATAAGCTGACTGCGCTGGTTTTTGAGCCTAAACTCCATCTTCCCCAACTCCATGTGCCTCATTTGGAGGTCAAACTTTTCGAACCCCTCCAGCTGATCGCGTAGGATGATGCCGACAATCTTCCGCATTTGAGCGCGAATGATCTGGATACGCTTGGTGAGTTGGTGCCGCTCTTTTCTAACCTCGCTGGCGATTAGGGCCAACTGGTCACGAAGTTCTGGGTGGTCCCAAATGGCTGAGCCATTACGAAGCTCAATGGACAAGCCCATGTTGGCTGCAGCCTGAACCAGCAGGAAGGACTCCATAGGCTCAGGTTCGTCGCTTTCGTCCCGCATCAAGCCCTGAAGCACCAGTTCCTCGTCGTCGTTCATGTAATCGACAACGTATCCCTCTGCGTCCTCAATCTCGCCTTCTGCTGCACCTTTGAGTAGGTGGTAGTCCAATTCGGACAAGGTGAGACGATCTTCCGGTGATCCAGCCATAGTCAGTTCACCCTCACCTTTGTAGTAGGATGACTGGGTGATCTTGGGGTCGCCCTGCCAACCAACGATGACTAGCCACTGGTTGCGGTGCCAAACCGTGGTGTAGGCAGGGATAATGCCCGTGATGCCGGTCAGCACTTGCACGATGCTGTGGGCACCGCCGCGAACGGTGATTCCTGCTCGCTTGGCAATGCGCTGCATGGCGACATCGGGCCCGTCCGACATGATCGGCTTGAAGCCATCTTGCGTCTGCCCAAGGTCGAAGTAGCGGCCGTCTGGTAGCCGGATGGCGTAGCGTGCTTCCTCGTGCTTGAGGCTTTTCCCTTCGCTTTGCATTAGCGGAGGTAGTTCGTAGACTGTAGCGTCAACCCACTGCCTCTTGCCGTTGACCAACTGCTTGCTGGTTTCTGACTTGAGATAGTGCCGCTGTGCGCGACGGATCACCGTTTGTTCGGCTTTCCATTTTTCCAAGTCAGCAATGCGCTGAACGTTGAAGACTGTGGATGCGATGAGGTCGGACGCATCCAACGGGTATCCACGCTCCTTAGCGTGTTCCGTGAGATACTCGTTTGTGGCCGCTATGATTGCATCGGCTCCTTTGGGCAGCCACTTGCCGAATTGGCGTCGCAGCATTGCCCGTGGGATGCGGGGAAGCAGTCCGTGGGTGATTTGGAGGTCATCGAACAATGCCTCCGGTTCCTCGCCGTTAAAGCGAGCCTCCATCTCCATGATGATCGAGGCGGGGTCCAGTTGCGAGGACGCGACAAGTTCCGGGTCAAGCCCGGTGATGGTTTTCAATGCTAACTTCATGTGTAGTCACTTTCTATTACTAAGCCCCCACTGCTCCCGCCCGAAGGGCTGGCAGAGCAATGGAATGAATGGTCACGGGGTGATGGTTTCGAGTGCGCGGCGCTTGATTACGTCGCAATGACAGGCCTGCGGGTAGCAGTGGCAGTAGAGAGCCACTGATTTGCCTTCTGAGAGCCTCAAGGCGATGCGCTGAATCACTTTGAGGTGTTGCTCCCGGTGGGGCTGCCAATCCTGTTCCAGAGACAGTTTGTAGGCCTCGCAAACGGCATTCCTCATGTCCTCGTGGGTCATTTCGAACGGATTGCCCAAACCTGCATTGGTCAGGTGGGGATATTTCCAGTGGTTGCGTCCACAATAGAGGTGGAGGTCGGCTTTAACGCCGGTTTCCCGGACGTGGTGGATGGTGATAGTGCTCATGGTTTTTTTGATTCGAGGTCGTGGATGAGGGCCCAAAGCTGTGAGCGTTCCGAGATGAGGGCTTCGGCTTGAGCCGAATCCTCTTGTTGTTCTTTCTCCCCAAAGGTCTCAATGGCCCATTGGGTGTGCTTCCATTTTCCGGTCAGCTCATCCAAGCGTTCTTCGATTTGCCAAATCCGGAGATCGGCTTCGCGGAGCTTGGTGTCACGAGGCGACTCAACGTGGCTGGTTAGCTGGGAGCGGACGATGCTTTCGGCTTCAAGGCAGGCTCCCGCTTCATTGTGGGACTGCACTGTCACTAGGGCGTATGCTCCCTGAAATCCGGGAGCGCTCACTTTTACGTGGTAGGTTTGCATACTGCGTGTTCTCTGTTTTAGCTTGGCTAAGACGCCCAAGCGTGCGTGGTGGACAAGTTCCACCGAAATCTGTAGGTTAATGGGCATGGAGCAACCATCCCATCTAGCCGAAGGCTCATCGCCTGTCGTGCCGCGTCCTGTTCTCACCCGCAAAGACCCGAATAAGAAGGTCAGCGACGAGGACAGGGAAGTCCTGAAAGCCTTGTATTGCCAAGGTGTGCCCGCGCCTTTGCTTGCTGAACGCTACGGAATCAAGCCCCGGACGATCAACGGTTGGGCGAGCAAGGAGAAGTGGCCATCACCGGGACGTGTGTCCCGGGCCCAGAAGCACCCTGTAGCTGAAGCAAGCGATCCTGCTGCTGCTCTTGCCCAGTTGTGGCTTGAACGCGGCACAGCAGGACGTGAGGCCATTTATCAGGGAAGCAAGCGAGCCATCGACCGGTTCTTTGCCATGCAGCCCGTGCCACAGACCTTCGCTGAAGCTGCCACTGCCGTCAAACTGATGAAGGAAGCCATCAATCCCAACGAGGGCAAGGAAGTGAGCCAAACCGGCATCAGCATTCAAGTGCTAACCCAGCAGGGCTTCGTCCCCAAGCTGGCCACAACCATCGATGTCTAATCGCAACCCAGCTGCATTAGTCGGGAGGGGCATTCAGGGGGAGCTTGAACTTAGCCATCCCCTAATAACCATAACAGCAATGGACACCAGACCATCCGCAACCCCGGACGGACGCCCATCACCCACCCACCGGACCCTTATTGGCTTGTCCGTGTGAGGAAAGTGTGCTACATTTTGAGCAAGCGGAAGCCGAGGGTTATAGGGTGTGAAATCCCTTCCAGCGCAGCGAGTTAGGCCGACCGGGACGATAGTTGCCGTAATCCGCCGAAGCAGACTGGGGGTTCTTTAGCCAAGTGAAACTGCCTGAATTGAGCGGAAACTGAGAGGTTTGCCGCTATTTCTGTGTCATGCAGTCGGGATGATGGTCTGGATCGTGGATGGCACTGAATGGACCCCTCCAGCCGAAGGCTTAGGTTCCTGCCCCTCCGTCCCATTGACATGAAAGTCACCCCAAGCCAGCCTGCACCCACCGATGATTGATGGAGGAAACAAGCTGGCCCCATCTGGAAGAGGAAATCGGGCTGGGTTTGGTCCAGTCCCGGGAAGAACCCTCACCGGTTAAGGTGAGGGCCCATGCCCGAGACTAGTCCATGGGAATCCAGCGGACGCGGTGCTTGCCGTCCAGTTTTGATTCCTTGCTGTCTCCAGTGGTCCAGCGCTTGGGGGTGCGCGGCTGGATGTGGCGGAGGCCGAGGGCGAGTCCACCGAGGTGGAGTGCGACTGCGATTAGGTAGGTCATAGGTAGTGCTTTCTAACGTGTTGAGTGGGGAATTGGACGCTTCTGGTTCCCCCGAATACCAGCGTGGTAGTATGGCTGTCAGAAACCGACACTGTAGCTGTCGATTTGGTTCGCCGGGACGTCAGCACCAATCCCGGGTAAAGCTCGCTCACAGGTGCCTTGTAGCCCTCACAGAGAGCCAGCATCCGTTCGGCCCATTGCTCATCGCTCTCGCTCATGAGAACAAGAGGATGAGAATGTAGAGGAAGCAGGCCCCGAATGCCAGCAGCGAAGCCAGCACCGGGTCGATTGGTTCGTGGTCAATCATGCTACCACCTCCTTCGAGTAGCTGATCTTCACCAAGTTTTCACCCGCCTTGCGGAAGGTGAACTTCTCCTCGGTGACGTCCATCACCTCGTTGCCTCCATCGAAAGCCTCTCCATCCCCCTTGCGGTAGGTCAGCTTCCTCAAGGATGTCCCATTGGGCTCCCAGTCAGCCATTTCCCTCCACAAGGCCACGGCCTCAGAGCGGGAAACGATGAGGTTCTTCTGTTTCACCCAGGTCACCTTGCAGGCGAGCAGGGGCATTGTCTTAGCTTGGCTAATTGTCGTGTTCATCTCTTCAAATACCCGCATTGGTTCGTGGCGGGAGCACGTCATCAGTTTCCCCGATGAGCTAAGGACTTACACACGGTCTAGCCGTGATGCCCCAGCGAGGGATTAGGCCTCTTGGTGATCGAGCGCGAACTCGTCGGCGAGATCATCGGCCTCGCTTGCGCGGAGCTTCTGCCACCACTCTTTCTTAGTGCGATCCCAGTCGAGGTTGCCGACGCCCCCATTCATAATGCGAACGGCTTCTTCGAGACTCCAGTCGTGGGTATCGGCCATAACCTCCGACATGAAAGACGCCATCAAGGCATCCTCCCATGTTTCGGGGTTAAGCGCCAAGAGGCAGACGGCCTGCCTCTTTTGGGCATTCACCATCCACGCCCCCTCATTAGGGAACGTTGCCATTGCTCCGTTTGCGATCATCTGGAGGCGGGTGATATTGTTCATGTTCATAGTAACGTTTGCCACTCCATCGGCGTGTCGCGGATTCAGTCAACCGCGAAGACATCCCTGAACGTCGGGATTGGACGTGCTGGTGCCTATGCCAGCGTAAGGCCCTAGAGGGCTGAGTGGTGTCCACCCAGCGAGGGCGGCAGTTTAACGACGTGCCGAGGTCGTGGGGATCAGAATGGGACGTCGGTCGCCCAATTTTCTGGAGGCGGCAAGATCACCATCTCCTTGTCGTCGAGCGGCTCCGACTCGGTGATCCAGCTGTTGACCAGCACCTTGCTGGCCACCTTACGATAGCGGCGCGTGCCATCCTTGGTGACCTTCCAGTCACCGAAGAAGCGCTCGGCCATCAGGGCCTTGAGGGCCTCTAGCTCGAACTCCGCGTCCCTTAGCTGTTGCAGGACCGCCCGCGTCTCCTGTTTGGAGACCTGAAGGTCAATGGCTGGGACCACGCCCATAAGGCGGCAGAGCAGGCTTTCAATCATCGTTGTCATGGTAGCGTGTTTGTTTGTTGTTCCCCATGTGCATACGTTGTGTATACATATGGAAGGTAGCGAGCACTGGGCTCACTGGTCACACTACTAAGGCGACTACAGGCTACATCATCGTGATGCAGTGGTTACTGAGGGGCGACGGGTCTACCTCGACTCCGCCTATCCTCACACAGCTACAGGGGGACAGTCATGGCATGAGCGTGGGAATTTTTATTTAGCCACGGAAAAAGTAAAAAGGGGGCGTGAAATTTTGAATTGGTGGATGGTTTGGGAAAGTGTAATGGGGGTGATGCCGAAGGTGCCTGTGAAGCTTGCGAAGAAGGTTTTGGATCAAAGCCGTCAGGTTCGTTTGAGTCCTGAGCAGGCGGCTCAATTTGAGTTGGCGAAGGAGCCGATGAAGAAGGCGGCGGCTGGGGTGGTTTTGAAGCAGCCGGACTTGTCGGAGGAGGAGGTGGATCAGGCTGGGGTGGTGGAGGCGTTGGCGGAGGCTGGGGAGTTGGGGGAGTCTGGAGCTTCGACGTTGGCGATGGGTGCTGGTTTGGCTTCTTTGTTAAAGGTGAAGGGGGCTGCGGGATTGGCGGGCAAGGCTGGAAGGGCGGCTGGGGTGGCGACGGTGGCGTTGAACGCGGTCGATTTGGCGCGGACGTTGGTGGATGATGATTACCGTGAGGAGGTGAAGGCGTCGTTGGAAGGGATGGATGGGTGGGACGGGTTTCAGCAGGGGTTGACGAGGGCCCCGTCGCTGGTGACTGCCTTGCAGTCGGTGAATGAGGAGACGGCGGATCAGTTTGAAGGAATTGAGGAGCAGGATGCCCGGACTGACCGGCAGTTGTATGAGATGCGGCTGAGGAAGAAGGCGCGGCAGCAGGAGACAGAGCGGGTCAATGAGGAGCAGAGGAGGGCCTTGGAGGCTCCGAGTGCTGAAGAAAAAATCCGGATGGCGAAGCTTGAGGATGAGATGGAAAAACAGAATGCGCGGAACATGGTGCGTTCTTACTTGGAGGAGCAGGGATTGGTATGATCATTGATGGAGCTGAGTTTCCGGACGGGACATGTCCCATTGCGGCGCATTTGTGGTTGTATGCGCAGGCGGGAGAGGGCAATGGTTGGATCCGGACGCCGGAGCAGCGGTTTCAGAATTTCAAGGCGGCGGTAGACCTTGCGTTCAACTGCGAGGGTTCCATCCGGCGGGTGGTTTGGAATCGATGGACTGAGTTGATTGTCCGGTCCTACATTGGCAACTGGGACAAGAAGCGGTTTTTGGCTCTTGCTGGATGCTCGAGTTCTGGAAAGTCGGACGGCATTGCGTTGTGCGGGCTGATGGATTACTGGGCACGACCTGCGGAGACGTTCTTCTTGGTGATGTCGACGACCAAGCAGGCGGCTCGGATGCGTATTTGGAAGTCGATTACGCAGCTTTGGGGGCAGGCCGTGGAGAAGGGGTGTCCGGGCAAGCTCATTGATTCTGACGGCTACATCAAAGGGGTGAACCAGAACGGGATGCTGTGGAGGAATAGCGGCATCATTTTGATGGCTGCGGGCAATTCGGATGCTGAGCAGGCCTGCAAGGACTTGCTGGGGATCAAGAACCCGAATGTCATCATCGGTGCGGACGAGTTCAACGAGCTGGGGGACGGCATCTTAAAGACGGCGTTTGAGAACATGACGTCGAACGACCGGCTTAATTTCACGGGGATGGCGAATCCGGACAAGCTGACCGACCCGTTTGGGGAACTGGCGGAGCCGTTGCACGGGTGGAAGTCCATTACTGAAGACGACGAGCAGTGGTTGACCAAGTATGGCCGGTGCGTCCGGTTGAACGCGGAGAATTCGCCCCGGATCAAGGACGAGGGGGGCGAGAAGTTCCATTGGCAGCCTGACCAAGCTTACTGCGACCGGATTGCCAAAGCGCGAGGTGGGGTGAAGAGCCGGGGTTACTATCGCTTCGTCAAGGCGTTCTGGTGTCCGGACGGCGCCACCAATTCGATTTACTCGGAAGTCGAGCTGATGAATGGCTGTGCCCTTGATTTGGAGGAGCCGCGTTGGGACTCCCAGCCAATTACGTTGTCTGGCTTGGACCCGTCGTTCAGCCGCAACGGCGACCGCTCGTGCGACGTCAAAGCAAAGCTGGGCAAAGTGGAAGGGCGAACCCATCTTCATTTCTGCCACTACCAGACGCTGGTTGAGGACATCCAAGACAAGGAAGTGGCGTTGTCGCACCAAATTGCCCGTCAGTGGAAGCAGTCGTGCGAGGACTGGGGAGTGAAGCCGTTTCACGCGGCGATGGACAACACCGGAGCTGGCACGCCGTTCGGCCACATCGTCGACATGGAGTGGAGTCCGGCGGTGATGAAAGTGAACTTCCAAGGCAAGGCATCCGACCGGACGGTGGTGTTCCGCAACGAGGACGTTGGTTTCTACAACAAGAACTCGGAGCTGTGGATTCAACCGAAGGAGTTTATTCGGGCCAACCAGATTAGCGGCATCAGCAAGGAGATGATGGCCGAACTGGTCGACCGCGAGTATCACGACAAGGAGGGACGCTTGTTGCGGGTCGAAAGCAAGGAGGAGGCCAAGAAGCGGCTCAAGCGGTCTCCTGACTTGGTTGACGCGGCGTTGCTTGTCATCGAGAAGGCGGTCAGTCTTGGAATGTTGCGCAGCGAAGAGGTCCGGCAGGTAGCCAAGATGGCCAATTCGGGCTGGGCCTTGAGCCGTGTCAAGAAGATGATAGCGACGGTTTGCGGGCGGCGGTTGCGCCGGTAAGCTTGACATTCATCGGGTCTTATGGACAACTCCCGAAATGCCAGCAGGAATTATCACCATTGGAACTACCCCGGTTTCTCAACTTGTCCCGGTGCCGCGCGGCCGCACCTTCACGATGGCCTTGCGAGGAACCCCTGGAACCCTCACTTCGTTCAAGGCCCAGTGGTATGACGGCACCAACTGGAACAACTTCGTCTCCACCGACCTTGATTTGGCAGTGGCAGGAGAAGCAACCGGGGTAAATGTTGGCGCGATCAACGAGATTTTGGTGGTTTCAACAGGAAATACCGCTGGGACAACGATGATTGCGGTGATCAATGTCGAACCGCTGGAAGCTCACTCGATGTAATTTGTTCCTTTCATTTAGCCCGGCTAAAGCATGTCACTTTTCTACGACTCCGAAAAAGCCCTAGCCGATCTTAAGGGATTGGATGATGATCTGGAGGCCGCAGAAGAGCGGCTGGGTTCGCCAGAAGCGGCCCGGGCCATCTATGACACGCTGAAGGAGGCCGACGGAGACAGTTCGTTTAACCGTGGGCTAGTGCAGGGACAAATGAATTTCCTTCCTCCCCACGATGAGAGCGAACTGGAGAACAAGGGGCAGTCGGATCGCTTTAACATTACCACTGGCGAGGGCCCTGCCATCAAGAACGAGGCAGTGGCTGCCTACATGGACATCTACACCACGCCCCGGATGCTGGTGGACATCCCTCTTAATCCGTCGATTGACAGGAACTACGCTACCACTTGGGGTCAGGTGATGGCCGAGGAGTTCACCACGATGGACCGTTCCGACGACAGTTCGTTACCAACCCACCTCCAGCTGGCAGACACCTACGTTACCCACGGTGTAGCCATCGGTTACTTCGACGATCCGGAAACCATGCAGTTTTCGGTGGCTGGGCTTGACCATTTCAAGTTTCCGCGCAAGACCGGCATCGTTTCCTCGAAAGCCGAGTTGGTCACAGCCTTGGGCGAATACAGTGCCAGCCAGCTTTACCGCAAAATCGGCAACAAGGGATGGGACGAAAACGCAATCCGTAAAGCAATTCGGTCGACTGCTGGCCGCTACCAAAAGGACTGGGATAACTGGGAGCTGATCCAGCGTGAGATTAAGAGCAACGAGATGTACATCGATTCGGTTTGCGAACCGATTGAGGTCATTTTCACATGGGTTCAGGAATTCGACGGTAGCTGGTCCTACTATGTCTCAGCCCGCTCCGGCCTCGACAGCAAGGGGCGCAAGGACGATCAGGAAACCTTCCTATTCAAGTCGCGCAACCACTACGAATCGGCGGACCAGTGCTTCCAGATTTTCCCTTTTTCGGTGGGCGACGGCGGGCGACTCTACACCGTGCGTGGCTTGGGCTACCTGATCTACCAGCTTTGCAACGCGATGGACATCATGCACTGCAAGTTGCTGGACAACGCGCGGGTCGGTTCTTCGCTGCTGGTTCAGCCTGCCACTACAGAGGATGCTCAAGACATGCAGCTCATCGACTTCGGCGGAGGCATTGCATTACCGCCAACGATGCGGATTCCTGAGCAGCGGGTCGCTCAAAACCTGAACAACTCCCTGATCCCGGCCATCAACGAGTCTCGCCAGATCCTCAACCGGGCAACCGGCGGGCTGGCGTCCGGCCAGATGATGCTGCAGCCCGAGCAAGACCGCCGGACCAAGTTGGAAGTGTCGTCCCAGCTGGACTACATGAACAAGCTGAACAGCTTTGCGATCAACCTGTTCTACGGGCCCTACGACAAGATTATGAGGGAAAAGGTTCGCCGGGCATTCACTGTGCCCCAGAAGGACCGCGCCGCAGCAAAGAGGGTCAAGGAGATGAAGCAGCGCTGCCTTGAACGGGGAGTTCCTGAACAGGCTTTTTCTTCGATTGATCTCAAGGGCGTCCGGGCTAGCCGGATCATCGGTACTGGCAGTCGAGCTAGCCGGATTATGCTGATGGACCAGATGCAGCAGATGTACAGCACTTGGGATGCGGTTGGTCGGTCTAATTTCGAGTTCGACTATTTGGTCGAGCTGGTGGGCCCTGAAAAAGCCGAGCGTTACGCTGGACAGCCGAACCTCAAGCGCGAGACCTACGACGACTCCATTGCAATGCTAGAAAACTTCCAGTTGCTGGAAGGCGACTACATGGCGCCGAAGGAAGGACAGGACCAAATGGTTCACCTACCGAAACACATCGACGAACTGGAAGTTGGCCTCAAGGAAGTTGACGAAGGTCAGGTGGATTTGATGCAGTGGACCATCGAGCATGAACCGCTCTACCGTCACTGTGTTGCCACTCTCGAGATCACGGTGGTCCACGAGACCGTCCAGCCCGAACTCAACATGTATCGCCAGCGGGTGCAGCAAATCGGCGAGCTGGTAGTCAACGGGATGAAGATGATCAACAAGGCCCAGCGGGAAGGAAAGTTTGATCCACAGCAAGCTCAAGAAGGCGAAAGCCCGGAACAGGCCAAGTTGAGCGAAGAAATGCGCGCATCCCAACTTAAGCACAAGCAAGAGATGGAGCAGAACTGGCAGAAGCACATGGCAACGCTTGAGCAGATCAAGCAGACCGGCCAACAGAAGATGGTCATTGAGGCTCAGCGGGCAATGGGCAAGGTAGCGGAACGGGATGTCGAGGTTCAGGAGCGGATGAACCGCTTGCGTGCCAGCCAGATTTAGCCTGGCTAACGATTTATGTCAGTATTCAGCGACGAAGAGAAACGAGAGTTGGCGCGCCATCTGGAAGCGCCAGTAGTAAAGAAGGCAATCGGAGAAGCCTTGCATACCCTGTGGCGGTCCAAGCGTGGCCTTGAGACGCTTGAAGCAAGCGCCATGGCGTTCAACTACCACAGTGGGGCCTGCGACGCTTTAGAAGCCCTTTACGGCCTTGCCGAGACGCCAAAGGATTTTGCCATCAACCCGAGAAAGCTACGGGCGAACGGCTGAGCACGAAACACCGAATACCATGAGCACTGAAAGCACTGAGACATTGGAAGCAACCAATTGGGCCGATCCTTCCGGCAAAGGGATGATGGCCGCGATGGAAGACATTTCCTTCACTGACGACTTTGGCGCGCCGTCGATTGCGCCTACTCCGGTCGTAAAGCCTGCCGTGACGCCCGATCCGGCTCCAAAAACGGCTGAAACCGTCGTGACGCCGGTTGAAATCCCGGAATCGCTAATCGATGAGGACTTTTTTGGCAGCGAAACCAAAGAGACTCCGGTAGCCGAAACCAAGGTGGATGGCTTCGACGAAAAAGGCTTTGACGCCGAGACTGAAGAGCAGGCAAAAGGCCTTGATGCCAAGGCGGGCGATAAGTTCAAAGCTTTGCGGGCTGAACTAAAGGAGTTCAAGGCCAAGCCGGTCGAAACCGTATTGCCGGAAGAAACGCGGCTCAAGTTAGAAACTCTCGAGCTCAAGGCACAGGAAACTGAAGGGCTTAAACAACGGCTGGAGGAAATCAGTTCTCAGTCGGCCAAGTTGAAGATGGAAAACAGCGAGGTCTACAAGCGTGAAGTGCTAGACCCTGCTGCTGAAACCTTCAAACGTAGTGATGCTTTGGCTGAAATGTATGAGAAAGAGCCAGCTATCCTGCGAGCCATCATCAAGGAGCGTGACCGTCGGGTTCAGAACGAGCTGATCAAGGAACACCTTGGCGAGTTCTCCGACTTCGACCGCTCCGAAGTTTATCGTCAGATTCAGGACTTCAACGGCTTTGTTGCCAAACGAGAGAGCTTGTTGGCTAATGCCGAGCAGGAACTAGAGCTACAGGAAGTTCAAAGAGCCGAAGCGACTGGCAAGCAACTAGCCCAGCAGCGGAATGCGGTGCAGACTATTCAGAAGGAAATCTGGGAGAAGTATAAGGACACTATCCCCGGCTTTCTTGACGACAGCGGCGAGACCAAGGACTTCCGTGAACTGATGGCCAAAGGACTATCGATCGATTTTTCAACAGCCCGGGCCAAGGATCAGGCTTTTGCCGCATTTGCAGGAACTGCTTTGCCATTTGCGGTCAAGCAAATCGCCGTGTTGCGCAAGGAACTTGCTGAAGCGAACAAAACTGCAGGCCGTGAGGTCAAGGGGCGGCCCTCTGCCGGTTCCGTGATCAAGGCTGATTCGGCGGAAAGCAACGCTCCGAAGACCTTCATGGAAGCGATGGCAATGGATCTCAGTAGCTAATTTTGCGGCTGCCTTCGATTTTGCTTCACAAGAGCGGACAATCGGGGTTAGAAGACCAACGAACTTGCCGACCGGGCAGGTTCGGAAACTTCTCCCGGTTCGTCCGCTCGGTTCGTCATCCGTTCTAGCAATTCGTTTCAGAGCCGCTTTCTGCGGGCTCCGTTTTCGCTCGCCCCCATCCGTGAGGGCAAAGAACCGACCAATCTACATTCATACCGCGCCTTAGCGCACACACACTATGCCCTATACCGTTCAAGACTTCCTCGTGGAGCAATCGCCGATCATTGGAACCGACATCAACCAGAAACTGATGGAGCAGCCCACGCCGTGGATCTCGCTCTACAAGCAGGAGTTCTGGGATGATGAGAAATCCAACATCCAGAAGACCTTCCAGTTCGACCGTGCCAAATTGGTCGATGCCAACAACACCCTTGCTGACGACCTGGTCGACGAAGTGAGTTGGGCCAACGTTGCCAGCACCGTTTCGTTTGACGACAACACGGCGAACCATCAAAGCGGCACCGGCGACGGTCTGCCTCCTTCCGACACCGTAGAGTTTACCCAGACCCTTCGTAGCTACAATCTGCAGCACAAGGCCATCTGGGGTCCGCCGATGAACACCAACCAGCTGCGCGACAAGTTCGAGCGGGTTAAGCAGATGGGCGCCTGTGTCAAGGCTCTAGCTGACCAGTCCCGTGAAATCTGGATTGAACGCAAGCGTGATGAATACAAGCGCATTGCCTCCAACTTGGTGGTTCTTGACTCTTCGTTCAACCTTGGTGGAACCGACCTCTACGACAAGTTGGCTTTCCCGGCCGCAAGCGCGACCGATCAGTCGATCCTGACCAACGGCTTCACCGATTCGATCTACGAGTATCTTAATCTCCACGGCGCAGGAATGGGCGCAATGGGCCGCGCTGAAAACCGTCCGGTCTACGGGCTGGTCACCAGCTCCCGCCAGTCGCGCCGCCTGATCATGGCCGACCCGGACGTCCGCGAGGACTTCCGTTACTCGAGCCGCAACGAAAGCCTGCTTGGGCCGATGGGCGTGAAGTGGACTTACAACGGCTTCACCCACATCATCGACGAAAAGCCTGATCGCTGGGAGTTTGTTGCTACCGGTGGCACCCCGAACATCACTCTTTCGGGCTCTTCTGGGAACAACGTGAACGCTGTCATCACCGCCGCGTTGAGCCCGACCATCAACGGTGCGGTCAGTTCCTCGACTTGGCCAGTCTACAAGGGAAGTCAATTCCACATCAACAGCAAGACATATGAGGTAGTTAGCCGCTCGACGGCTTTGGCCTTCGTGCTGAAGACGGTTGATGGCACAGCTGCCGAAAACCGGATCGCGAGCAATGCCTTCACTGCATGGCTCAAGGTGCCCCAGTTCGTCACCGCTTCGGTTTCCGGAGTGATGAAGCGAGTTCCCAATTCCCGCTGGCTTACCGGCACATGGGAAGACTCCTATGTCTTCCACCAAGACGTCTGCTGCTCGCTGGTTCCTCGTCCGATCACTTCGGTCGGCATGGCCACCTTCCCTGCTGTCAACTACTCCGGCACGTTCAGCTGGAAGAACTACGATAACAAGGCGGATAACCCTGACGGCACGATTGGTCAGTTCCGTGGCGTTCTGTCGAACGGCACCAAACCTGAAAACCCCGAGTTTGGCATTGTTATCCGCCACCTTGCGGTCCCAACCCCTGATGGCCGCGTGATGAACGGCAGTTCTCTTGGTTAATCGGTAGTGCTCAAAACCCCGGTTCGGATGCCCATCCGGGCCGGGGTTTTTCTTTTTACATAGCTTTTTTCTTACTATGAAACCAATCATTTTAGCTCTTCCAACTTATCGAAACACCCTCGGTAATGCTACGGTCACCAGCGACCTGTCGCGTCGAATCACCCACTTTACCGGTGCAACCGGTCAAACCCTGACTCTCCCGTCCGCTACCGGAAAACGCAAGGAGTTCATTATTGTCAACACCTCTGTTAACGTCGTGACGATTGCAGGACCAACCGGCAAATTGAATGGGATTAATGCCACTTCGACCGCAGTGGTTGCTGGCAATTCTATTACCCTTGCCGCCGCTAGCGTTGGTCACTTCCAAGCAGTTGATGGCAAGTGGTTCCGCGTGTAACTTAGAGGGCTCCTCCCTGCTGAAGGGAGGGGCTTTTCTTTTTCCAACTTAGCTAGGCTAAAGCCATGAAAAGCAATCAATCGTTGGTCCTTGTTGAAGACGGAGTGGTTAAGGGCGCAAGCAAGGGCCATAAAGCTTTTGCTTTTCGAAATGGAGAGCCAACAACGGTTGATTACAAAGGCAATGAAGTCCCTCTCGTCTCCGGCGACGGCACGGGCATCACGGACGCGGGGGCGTTTCTCCGCGCTGCCCGCGTCAACGGCTTCGGGAGTCTCGTCAATGTCCCCTCTAAGCTCTGGCGGCTGACGATGGCGCTTTACCGTATGAGCTACACCCCCTCAGGATACAACACGCCGTATCGCGTTCGGGCCGTTGCTTTGGGGGACTCCGTGGTGTGCGATATTGCAGAAGAGCTTGGCGCTTACTTTGGGATGGGCGGCGGGGACTTGAACTTGCAGCAGTGGGCCAAGCAGGGTGCCGCCGTTCCAACTGATGCAGTCGGAGGAAATTATGCGGCATGGTCCAATGGCGTTTACAGCCTCTACGACGAGTGGACGCGGACGATAAAAGGTCTGGTAGTGCATCTCGATCAATCTTTTGCAACCGGGACTTATATCGAGCAACTCAACTACCGCGCACCTCTCGCCACCTTGCAAGTCGGCTACCTTGCCGGGAGTGGCTATGGGAGTTTCAAGCTGGAGTATAAGATCAATGGTGCAGGGTCATGGATTAGCGCCACTGCCGCCACAATCCTCACCCCGTCAGGAGGGGGGGCGGCGGCGGCTGGCATTGTGAACTCGGGCGGCGCGGGAACCTCAGCTACCGAGGTTTACGCGATTGCTGCGTTTGCTTTACCCAAGGCCGATGTCTATCACCTGCGGTTGACCGCTACGGCGGGTCGCGTTCGACTTGTGCATGTCGCCGCGGTTCTCATGGCGAGCGGGCAGGGTGCCGCGGCTGGGCAGGGACAGATTGGCGGAGCCATGGGTTACGACTTCTCACAAGGAAGCAAGGGCATTGGATCCCACTTCTCGCAATGGTCGCAGGCAGTCCTCAGTTCCGCATTGGGTGTCATCGACCCACAGATCATAGTTTACAAGTCACTCAACGAGTGGAGCCTCGCGAACTATCAGACCTACTGGCCGACACTTGCCGCGAAGCTGTTCACGGCTGCCCCGAATGCAACCCTCGTGGTTTGTGGTTCGCATCCTCGGGGAGCGGCACCGGAAAGCGCCAATGCTGGAGACATCGCGGTGGATGACTACTTGCGGGAATGGTGCGCCACGCAGAACGGGGCGATTTTCGTGGATGTTCGGCAGTCGTGCCCGCCGCACTTGGTTGCATACAACAGCTCCACCACCTCGACCGATGATCTTTGGTCTGACGGCGTCCATATGAATGCCGAAGGGGGGCACTTGGCATCTGGCTTTCGTTGGATTCGCGCTCTGGTTTTTGAGCACCTTCGGCCTGCGTTCCAGTCAGCTACGCTCTCCCGCCCAATGGCGGCAATTAGCACGGTCATGCCCTTTGTCTCGAACGAAATTCGCTTGTTCGACGGGTTGACGCGAGAGGGCACCAATCCGCATTGGAACAAGTTGATTCTCAGCACGTATCCACGTCTGCGGAGCGAGGTGATGCTGCGTCCGGTGGACAGCACCTACAACTCGGGCATTGGACTGTTTGAAAACGATTCGGGATTTGGGGCTCAGTCCAGTTCCGCATCTTCGCCGCGTGGGCTTTATCTCAAGAGCAACGGGCAAGACGCCATTGTTTTCGGGCATAATTCTAGCGGGCCGTTCCAGGGTTTCTGCGTGGGAGTCTCCGGTGCTTCCGACGGAAACCTGGCACGCGCTGCCAGCGGGTATCGCTTTAAGATCCCGTGGGGCATTTACGGGATGAAGAACGGCCTGATTTCGGAGGGGCGTGACGACTCGCCTGCTGATGCTCGACTGCTGGGGGTGGACATCAATGCGACGGAGGCCGCCGCAGGAACACAACTCTGGAGTTGGTATAACGGTTCGACCTCGACCCGCACGGGAGGTGCTACGACCAACGCAAGCCCCAACATTTCGTTCACGGCGGGAATTGCTCCTCCGGTTGGAGCATTGGTGACCGGAGCCGGGATTCAGGTCAACACGGTCGTTGTCAGTTCAACGACGACAACGGCAGTCCTGAGTAAGAACGCAACGGCGACGGCGTCCGGTCTGACGTTTACCGTCGTCGTACCCTCTACGGTCGTTCACCACGGTCGCGTCGATGACGCGAACGTCACCACGTTCACTTACGACGAGCCTACTTCGGTTGCGACGATTCACACCCCGGTATGTTCGACCGCTGGAACCGGCGTCCGCGTCCGATCCGTCGCCGTCGTCGGCAGTTACGCCACCAAAGCAGCCGGAGAAGCAGCTGTCGAAGTTGGAGAGGTCTTCTACGACGAAGGCACCGGTAAAACCCGCACTCGATTGGTTTAACGCCATGAAGTCCCTCCTCACCTACGCCTTCCTCGCCGCCTACGTCCTCTGGACGATAGTATTCTGACCCACCCTGCCATGAAAGACAACGCCGTCATCCTCGCCATCCTGCTGGTCATCAGCGCGTCCATTGGTCCTGCATGGAACCTGACCATTGCCGAACTTGCCGACGCCACCGATACCAGCGCCACCACGATGTTCCAGCCCGAGCTTTTGATTTCCGCATGGGGATCGGCCATCGCCGCCATTGCTGGCGGGATCGTGATCTACTTCACCCGCAATCAACCGAAACCGTGAGCAAAGACGACCTCTACGACGCCGCCCAGCGTGACAGCCCCAACTATGTGGATCTCCCGAAATCATGGCCCGGAATCTTCGCATGGATCACGATCAAGCTTGGCCCTTGGGCCGTCATTGCCGTGGTCTGCGGATGGGCCACCTCGGTCGTCTACACCCACCAACGTGAGGACCAGCAACTTCTCCTAGCTGCCTACCAAGCCAACATCAGGGCTATGGACTCTTTTACCTCGCAGCTTCAAAGTATGCAGGACACGATTGACGAGGCCCATCGCCGTGTAGTTTCTGATTCCCTGAAGTAAAAATCAACATTATGAAAGCCATCCTAATCCTCCTTGCTTCCACTCTTGTGCTTGCTTTCACGAGCTGTTCCGTATCCATTTCTCCCGATGGCGCAAAGTCGTTCAGCATTGATGCAGCACAAGCCACCAAGGCAATTGAACTTCTCAATCAAAAGTGATCGATGAAAAAGGACTCAAGACTTTCCAGTGCTGGAGTGTCTGGCTACAACAAGCCGAAGAAGACTCCCAGTCATCCAACTAAAAGCCACGTTGTCGTCGCCAAGTCGGGCGAGCAGGTCAAGACCATCCGCTTTGGCCAGCAGGGCGTCAGTGGCTCCCCTGATGGCTCCAAGCGCAACGCGGCATTCAAGGCCCGCCACGCAGGCAACATTGCCAAGGGCAAGATGTCAGCGGCTTATTGGGCCGACAAAGTGAAGTGGTAGCTTTCTCCTATGAAAAACAAAGCAATGGCCGAATACGGTAACAAGATGGCAGCTGGCAAAATGCCCGCTGGGAAGATGGCTAAGAAAATGGCTCCACCAGCCAAGAAGATGGCCAAAAAGATGGGTAAGAAAATGTAACCTACCGGGGGCGCGGTTGTGCAGCCAGCCGCGTCCCTTTTTGCTTTATGAATCCGGGCGTTCCGCCAGTGACTAAAACAAAATCACCATGACTCCCGCCAGCACCCCCCTGCCGATCTACAAAGGCGCCAAGTTTGAACACACGCTGACTTTTTACGAAAGCGACAGCGATACGGTGATCAACCTAACTGGGCTTGGCACGTTCTCGGCTGCAATCAGCCACGCGGCAAGGGACGAGGTACTGGTGGTGCCTACCGTCACTGTTACCAACGCTGCAGGAGGAACAATGGTAATCACCGCCACTCCTGCCCAAACCGACAGCTTAAAACTAGGCACTGTCCGATTCGGATTGCAAGATGGCCAAGGTAATCCTTACTTGGCTTCGGTCTGCCCGGTCTTGTTCTTCTCTCACTCTTGATCATGTCGAACACCATCATCCGCATCGACGCTGCTCCCATTCGGATGAATGTGTCGGCGGCGCAAGGCCCGGGAGGTCTTCCGGGTATTCCGGGGCCAAACTCGGTCACCTCAGCCACGGCGAGCAACAGCACTGCCGATCTCGACCTGCTCAACGTGGAAACGGTCACCGCGACCGTCAGCGGCACGCTCACTGCTAATCACATTCATGGTAATCTGGCTGGGAGTGTCTATGCACACATTCGTGCTGGAGAAGCTTTGACCAAAGGTGATCCGGTGTATGTTTCCGGCTTCCATCCCGGTTCATCGACAGCCGAGGTCATGAAGGCTGATGCGAGCAACGCGGCAAAGATGCCCGCCATCGGCATCATGGATGCAAATGTGGCCCACAACAATACAGGGCACATGGTCATTGTCGGTAACGTCATCGACATCGACACCTCCACCTTCTCAGTCAACGCCGAACTCTACGTCAAAGCAGGTGGAGGGCTTACGGGGACACCTCCAACGGCACGAGCGCAACCGGTGGCCCGCGTTGAAAGGGTCAACCTGAACAACGGGGCCATCATCGTCAAAGTCAACGGGCTGTCGGCATCGGACGCGACGGCGAACACGCTGGTGCGGCGGGATTCAAGTGGCGGGGCTCAGTTTTCAGACCTTGTGGCTACAACGTCTTTTGACGCTGGAATGTTTGCTGTTGACTCACTGGTAGGCAGCACCTTTGAGGCTGGCTCTAGCATAGCATTTAACTCAACCACCTACACCTACGGCACCGGAGCCGCCTCCGCGCACCGAATCGCCCTCGGCGGGGTTGGCGACAGCAGCACCGGCACGGCGCTGTTTGGGGCGGCTGATGTAACGGCTGCTCTAACGACTCTCGGCGGCGGTAACGCAGCAACCGGAACGGGAGCGATTGTGCGGGCAACTTCGCCGACGCTGGTGACGCCTAACATTGGAGCGGCCACAGGACAGAGTCTAACCCTAACCGGTGATATAATCATTCCGAACGCCTCCTCTTTTAGAGGAGTTGAGAGTAGAAACTCTATCATTCCGAACATTGGAGGCTCCCTTACAGTTAGTGGTTTCCTCGGAATTGCTTTCAGGACCGGAGCGACACCAACAGTCAGAGGTAGCATTTCATCCACAGGTTGCCTAATTCTAGGATCAAATCCGGATACTGGGGTAGGTGGCGTTTCCGCGACAACCGTCACCGCCAGCGGCACCCTCGCTGTCACCGGAGCCAGCACGTTGACGGGGGGCGCGACATTCGGCGGGGGCACGCAGCAGGCAGCAACCCGCTTCGCCCTAGGCGCGACCACGACCGGCACCGGGCTGTTCACAGCAGTAGATCCGGGAGCGGCGAGGACGGTCCTCGGTGCAACCACAACCGGAACGTCCGTGTTTACCGCAGCCAGCGCATCAGACGCCCGCATTGCGCTGGGTGGGGTTGGCGACAGCAGCACTGGAACGGCACTTTTTGGTGCAGCGACGGTGCCAGCGGCGAACACGATCCTAGCGAACAACATCGTCGAGAAGAACGCCGACTTCACGCTCGCGCAGACCGACGCCGGAACCTACATGCGGCTGACCAAAACCGGCAGCACGCAGCAGATCACGCTACCGGTATCAGGCATCTCGGCGGGCGCGGAATTCCAGTTCTACCGCATCACGACCCAAGCCCTTGCGTTCGCTGGCAGCGCGACCGTGAACGGCGCGGCGAACCTCGCGAGCGTCCCGACCAACGGCGCGTTCGCCCTGAAACACATCTCAAGCGGCACCTACGATTTCATCTGATGTCCTCATTGCTTTCAATCATGTCGGCGGGCCGCAAACGAAACCTACTCGGTGGGTTGGTCGATTGGTGGGATTCAGGCCTGACCAACGGGCAGCATTCGGGAATTGCGTTCACGAATGCGAGCTACAGTTTGACCACTGACCCTTTCGGGGGCAGCCTTGCTTACTACGCGGTTGCCGGGAGTGATACATTTCGTCCCGGACTACCCACGGCTATTTCGGCCCAGAATCCGTGGACGGTTGCTTGCGTTTTCTACAGAGGTGCAGGGGTTGGAATCTACGCCCTCGCACAGTCCGGTGGCACCTCACCAGCCGTTCTCCCCCAACCTGATGGGTCGGTATTCGTTCAAAGTTGGTTTGAACAGGCTGGACTAGGCACGATTATGCCCGCAGGAACAGTCTCTACGGGATGGCATTCTTTCGTGACAAGCTATGCCAGCGGAGTGGTTAACTTCTATTTGGATGGGGTGCTCCGCGCTACCAGATCGGTTTCACACACCACCTCAACTTGGCAGCCAGCATTCGTCTACTTCTTCAGGTTAGGAACTGAAGCTCGATGCGCCGTCGGCGCTATCGCAACCCGAGCTTGGTCGTTGGGAGATGCCATTTCGTTCCACAATTCCGGCAGCTTCAAAAGGTATCGGGATTTTTCCGGCTTTGAACCGGAGACCAACGTCTACCTTGCCAGAATTGTCGCGGCAGGCAGTTCGATCAGTTCTGGCAATTTGGGTGCGGTCAATACATTCATCGCCGGATGCAAGGCGGATGGAATCTGGAACGCGATCAAGGCAAGCTGTCTGCTTGCCGGTGCCGACACTCTGGCGGGGGCGCTGATTCCGCTAGTTGGTCCAGTCCCGACGAATGGCGGCGGACTGTTTGTCTCTGGCGACTATTCAAGGACGACAGGATTACTGGGTGGAGGGGGACGACGGATTATCACCAATAGAGTGAACAGCGCGGACCTGCAAGACGACTGCCACGCAGCGATTTGGGTCACGGAAACAGGGTCGGGAACAACCGTTGGCCTTATTGGATCGAACAGCAATACCGGCGTCGCACAGCGTCGAATTTATCGGACCTCTACCGCTTGCAATGATATTTCTGGTAGTGCATACTCCGCTCCTGCCTCAGGGCTAATCGGAATAAGCCGATCGTCGCCAAGTAGCTATATTCGCCGCTCCAGCAATTCCGATGCGACGTTAAACGTTGCTTCTACAGGAAACCCCAGTTTTAACATTGCAATTTTTGCTCGCGACTTCCTCGGCGCGAGCAGTTGGGGTGGGCGTGCGTCTTTTTACTCCCTCGGCGGAAACCTCAACCTCGCTTTGCTCGACGCTCGCCTCGCAACCTACATGTCATCCCTGACCTAATCCCATGTCCCTACTCACCCCAACCGAATCCGTCACCGCCCGCATCGCCGCCGATGCTGGCGCTCTCGCCGCACATCTGCGAAACGCCATCGTGCTCGCGAACCGCATCACCGGCCACGCGCTCGACCTGCCGACTGCCGAGTTGAACGAGTGGCTGAACGCCCGACCGATGGAGCAGCGATACGAAGAGTTCACCGCGCACGGCGTGACGGGCGACGCGCTCAACGAAGCAGCCTTCAACAGCGAGGTCGCAACGGGCGCACTGAACCACAGCCTCGGACGCGTGGACACCCGCAGCGTCCTCGACAAGCTCCTCGATCAGGGTCGCACGCTCGACATCGTCAATGGCGCGTTCGTGGTGGCAGACATCCCGGAGGAAGAACCTGAACCTGAACCCGAGCCTGAGCCGCAGCCTGAGCCTGAACCGGAGCCTGAACCGGAGATTGAATGACCCAAGACTTTATCGCGGACGCCTGTGACGCGCTTGTCCAAGGAAAACAGGCATTCTTGATTATTGTCTTTACTGAAGACTCGTCGATTGTCCACTCCTCCCTCGATGAGAAACACCCTTCCGTTCTTCACGACTGGATGACCAGCGGGCATTGGAACCTGATTCTGCAAGAACACCTCGACAGCCTCGGCTCATGAAAACTCCTCAGGCATCCCGTGAAACCGTGTTGGAATTGGCCCGTGAAGAATGGGCGCGTTCAGGCCCGGACCTGCCATTCCCGTTGTATGTCATTGTTGCCTTTCGGGGATATTGGCCGCAGTCGATGGGTCCGACTCCCGGAAACGACCCCAGCGTGTGGGATGACGCGTGGTATTTCATCGCTCCCGGCAAATTGAGGAAGACTGATGCCAATACCGACCCGAGTCGGTATGGTTGGAACTCCGGGACAGACAAGCCAATGGCCGTGCTCAACACCGGCTGCTGGCCTTTCCGCAGGGGGCCGCACAAGGGCCGCACTCCGGCGCTGCGTCAGTTCACCGAGCAGGAAGCCCGCAAGGCCAAGGTGCCTGACGACGGGCGCTTCAGCGTGACGCGGACCTACAAGGTGGGTGATCCACGAAACTACGTTGAGGGCGGATACTACGCGATTAACTGCCATCCGGGCGGGATCAACGTAACGTCCTCCGAGGGCTGCCAGACTCTGCCTCGCGACGTTGCTGACGACATCCTGTGGGACATCTGGAAAACAACCGAGCGGGCCGGAGTGGACGTGATTTGGTACATCCTGATTGAAGGCCCGATTTAGTCAGGCTAAAACGAGAAGTCTTGATAGTTCCCCAAGTTTTACTACTCTCCTGCAATGGCCAAGGCATTACCTGATCCCTCTCCTGAACGGTTCCCGGTCCTCAGTTTCGAGGGGATCGGCGCCGATCTGTTCTTTTGGGAAAAGGTCGACCTTAAGATGCGGCGCAATCGGGACGCTGCAATTGGAACCCCTCATTGGGACATTGTCCTCTATCCCAACCACAAGTTGGTACACAAAACCCCGCTCGATGCGGCAGGTCAATGGTACAAGTTCTTCTACGCTGCTGACAGGGAAAATCAGGACGATTACAACTGGCAGTTTGATGGCAGTTCCTTGACCCGGACCTACGTGCTGCCCCGGGAGGCCTACTTGCAGAACATTGGCACGCTCTACGGGGCTGAGGCACGGGCCGCCACGGTTGGGGTGGCTGATGAGGTGTTCGGCCTTTACGGTTTCACCCATGAGGAAGTTCAGCGGGCTCCCAAGGAGCTGGAATCGCTTTACGTCATTCTGACCCGGGTGTTCCAGCAGATTACCAAGACCAAGCAGTTTTTTGACAATGAACTGGGAGTGAAAGTGCTTGAAACCACCCAAATCGTAGCACGCGGCAGCATGGCCGCTTCTTCTGCGGCGGGTCTGGTGGTCGAGATCAATCCGGTCAACCAGTTCTACGACATCAAGGTAACTCAAGCGGTTGGAACAATCACGCTGTCGGCAGGCGTTCCTGTGGTGACCCCGCTGGCCTACCCTTTTAAGCGTGATTCGTTGCCATCGGATTCGAGCTATCAGTTTCCACCGCTCTTGCGGAACGTCTCGATTGAAGCCGCGTGGGCCTACGCTGATTCTGCCACTGCTGCTCGGGCTTACGACGAAGCTTGGTATTTCAAATATGAATTGATCGAACCGGCGCCGGGGCCTTACGAAGCTCGCATCTTGCGTTATCTCACTGGAGATCCTGACGAGTTGTCTACCCAGTTCACCGTCGACACTCCACCTGCTACCCCGCGTGAAGTCATCGGCATTGCAGGCTGGTGGTTCCACGCTTCGACCAAGGGCAACAGCGCCTTCGCTGAGGCTCGCGAGGAAGTAATCCCCTCGTCGATCCACGAGCGGCTTGAAATTGATGTGAATGGCATTGTGGCGCTCAGCAACCGGCTTTCCACGACCGTGCTCGAAGAGACTCCCGGCTTTGAGGAGTTTTCCACGCGCCGTTCGATGATCATTGGCTACGAACCCCGGATCACGCGCTACGGCCTCTACGAAATCAGGATCATTGAACTCAACACCACTGGTCTTTACGGAGGAGTCAAAGTGCCAATGGGGTCAGTGGAAGGAGATGGAGGCTCAACTGGTGCCTCAATTCCCGGCAATACCCTCAAGCCGGAGGCTCCGGTGGCCATGATTAGCGCCGACAACCTGACCGTTTCAGGCACCACCTATTCTAATGGGGCCGTGACAGTGATTGAGACGTCAACAGGAACTGTGGTTGGCCGAGTGACTGCTGACATCAACGGGGACTACTCGCTTCTTCTGACTGCCGAATACCTCGACCCGGTTGGATTGACCGTGATAGTTCGTTACAACGGTCAGACCAGCTACTCTACTACACTGACCACCTACGATTTGACCCCGTTTGCTCCTCTGGCATCGATTGATTCAGGTGGCACTACCGTGACGGGAATTACCGAGCCCGGTGCCACTGTAAGCATTCTTCTTAAAAGAGCGCAAGTTGAGTCCATCGTTACGATTGGTGCTGCTACTAGCACTGCCGACGTGATTGTCACCGTGTCAGGAATGGATATTATTGGCAGCCCGCTAGCCATTAATGTCCCTGTAACTTCCGGTGATTCAGATGTGGTTGTTGCTGACGCAATTAAATCGAGTATTGGAATGACTACCGCCATCACCGATTTCTATACGGTCGGAGGATCTGGCACCACGATTACCTTGACGGAGATTTCTCCCAATGGCGATGACAACACTCTTAACATCGCAATCGACGGAACCACCAATGCGACCGGAATTTCGGATGTCCCGACGTCCACTGACGACACTCCCGGATTGGTCGATTCATTTTCTTCTACCGCTAATGGCAGCGGGAATTTCAGCTATACTTTTTCTCCGACCTTGTTGAATGAGGACATTCTGGAAATCACTGCCACTGATAACGGTGGGACAAGCCCCGTGACGACCGTAAGATTTGATGGCGATCCGCCGACCATCACAAGTGCAACGTTTCTTACTGCAACTAGCATTACCGGCGTTTGCACTCCTTTGAGTATTGTTCGAGCCTACCTTGTTGATGGTACCGAAATTGGCAATAATACGGCGGGGTTTTCAGGATCGTTTGCTATCACCTTGTCCGTTAGCCGGATTCGCGGCGAGGTTGTGCGACTGGTGGCGGAAGATCCAAGCGACCCAGCCAATCGCAGCGGGGTAACAACCATCACTGCGCCTGATTTGAACTTGGCGATTCCTGTTCTTACTTATACTTCGGCTGGCTGGATTGGAACAAAGCCAATTGGATCGACCAGCATTGTTTATCGAATTGCAACCCTTGCCTTAGCTGAAGTGGTGGTCACTCCATTTGCCAATGGTAATTTCGCCTTCAACCTGCCGACCTACGGAGGAGAGCGCTATCAAGTGGTTGCTCGCTATGCTAGTGGTGACTCCGACCCGGTTTACATCAATGCTCAAGACATTCCGCTCGCTCCGATTAAAACGGCTTTTATTGCCAGTGGTGCTTTTCCAAATAATTGGCTCGATGGCGCCCCGGGTGGCAGTTACGCTCACGTTAATGGATATTATGGCGCTATCTACAAAAGTGGTTACTCTAACTGGCTAATTGACGCCGTTAAGCCTGGCGACAACGGAATCTTTTTTTACGTTCCTTACCAAGCAGGGATGACGGTCCAGTTTACTTTCCCCGGTCAGGCCCTTAATACTGTCAACCATTCTCCGGGAGGCACCAACTTTGGCACTGACTACCGCTACAAAATCGGGGTTTCGCCTCTTAATACTAGTCCGTTGACCACTACCGTCTTGCCGACCTTGATGAACATTGTTGCCACCTATCCAGACGGGCGAACGGTTTCAGCATTTTTTGACCGGGCCGTTCTTAACTATAAATACCTTAACTCTTTTTTGATTCAGTGAGCGAGCCTGTATTCCAGACTATAATTGTCCGGTCGTCTTCCTCGAGTTTGTTTCCGGGAGGATGGCCTCGTCTTGTCTCGCGTGATTCCCGCCCTAAAAGCGGAGGAAAAACCAAGAACGAAGCAGTTGGGGGTGACGGAACTTTGACGTTCATTGACTGCGATGGAGCCACTTTGGCAAGCATTGGCTGGCAACGAGGAGAAATTCAAAACAGTGGCAATCAAGTTGTTGAAGTGGGCAGTTGTCCCGAAGGAACAGGCACAGGCTCAGGCACAGGCTCAGAACCACCACCATGATTCACACTGCCGTCATCATTCAAGATCCTGCTGGTTATTCCGAGCGATGCAGAGCTTTGAAGCAGGCTCATCCACACGCTTTTGCGGTTTCGCCAGAGGACAAGCCTCATGCTCACACCTTGTCGGTGGCCATTCCGGATGAATGGCTTCCGGCTGACCTGACAATTTCCTTTAGTCGACGTTGCTGGCACCGTGCCCACACCTTGGGCCTTGCTGCCGTCCAAAAGCTCGCCATTGACGCTGACTACTATTGGTTCATCGAATCGGATTGCGTTGCCTCACAGGAGCGCTGGAAAGCCTTGTTTGCTTCTCACGCCACAAACCCGGCCGATTGCGTCTCCAATCGATTTCGTTCCCGGGCTGAAACCAAAGACAACTTTTGGTGGACTCATCCCGGCACCCCTGACTGGGCGACCCATTTTTACGTCCCGGCTTGCCATCGATTGTCCCGACGGGCAGTCGACGAACTAATCCGGACGGCCGAGGAGACTCGCGAGTGTTTTTGCGAACATGCGTTAGCCAGCACCATCGTCCGGGCTGGCTTGACGTTCTCAAACGCAAACATTCCAGTTACTCACTGGAACCGTCAAACCTACCGATTTTCTGCTGAGGCTGTAATCCCTAATCCAAACTTTCTTTGCCATCCGGTGAAGGAGAATAGTTTCGGTCCTTGAAGTTTTCCTGATTGTCTTCATTATCGTCCCAATGGCCAAGCTCATGACCTACTCCCAAGCGATCAGCCGGTTTGCCAATTTGGCGACTACCGGGATCGGCATCGAGGAAGCAATCCGTGAAGCGGTTGACCGAATTTACGAAATGGGTCGATGGCCGGGCACTACGGTTGAGGTTGAGTTAGCCGAGTCTGACTTCATCGCTGGGGAGAATGACCACGAGTGGTTTGTCTACTTCAACGAGGATACCTACGACGGGGCAATTGGCTTCCGTAATAACCACCGTGGCTGGTCAATTGTTGACCACTCCTCGCTCTATCGCGACGGGATTAATGCTGGCGACCGGGAGTTTGTGGACTATGGGACAGTTCAGTATGCAACTGGCAATCTCACTTTCACGGGCGCTTTGACTAGCAATGGATCAACCGTTGTGACCATCCCGCTTTTAATCCCAACCACTAATGGCGACAACATCCAGACGTGGTCTGACACCGGGGACTGGGACACTGCTGACTACGCCTACCACATTTCTGACGCCAATTCCAACAACCGTTACATTACTGCGGTTGGGGGAACGGTAAACTGGTCTTCTACCAATGGTGGCACTACGTGGACTCCTGCTGGCTCTGCAACCGGTAGTCCAGTGCTGGAATTGGAATATGAAAGCCGAAGGAAATACCGCGCTCCACTAGGCTTCTGTCCGGATCAAGGCCCTTACTTTGCGCTGATGAAGCTGGAAGCTCCTGAACTCGAGGACGACACCATCATTCCAATTCATTCGGCTGGGGCACTCAAGACTGCCATCCTTGCGGTTTGCCAGGAGTATGTGAACGACGACGACCGAGCGATGCTCAATTGGCAGAAGTTCGATTCATTCATCACCAAGGCAGCCAAGCAGGTTGACGGGCCGAAGCGCTGGTCAATTGGAATGGATTCGTCGCTTCGCCGCAAACCAACCCAATTTCTCTGAACCATGGCTGAAAACGAAATTATTACGCCCAAGGAGAACCTGAAGGCCAATACGGTTGCCGACACCCGGGCCATTGCGGCCAAGCGTGGGGCCATCAATGCCGAGCGGCAGGCAATGCAGACAGAGCGTTCGTTGCAGCGGAAATACCGCCGTGCTGTGCGCAATGACGACTTTGGAGGAGCTGCGGACATCAGCAAACTGCTTGCCCAGACCGGTGGAAGCACGGTGGGTCCGGTGATCCGCCAAGCAGAAGAGGAGAGGGCGGTGGCTGGCCAACGTGCCATCGACCGGGCCGACCAGCAGAACAAGATCCGGGCCGGCGGAACCGCTGCCTTGATGCCCGGTGACCAGCGTCCGGTGGAACCCGATCCGGCTAACCCTCCAGCAGCGGTCAATGCTGGCAACCAGCCGGGTGCTGACGAGGTGGCTGAACAGGCAACCGCCAATCCTGAAGCCAAACCTGGGGCGGGCAATGGCACCGCGTTGAAGGGTTCGCAGCGCGCCGCAAAAGGCGGCGGTAACCGAGCTGTTGGTGATCGAAATGAAGCTGCTGATTCTATCGAGGCTCAAGCAGCTGCTCCGGCAGCGCAAGCAGCTGAACCGCCTCCAAAAGCCTTTCAACCTGACAGTCGCCAACGGTTCATCGGCGATTTGAGGAAAAGTGATTCTTTCAGCAAGAAAGATCCCAATGCAATTAACAAGGCCATTGAGCGTGGATCCCAATTCGGAATTTCCCGTGATCAAATTAAGGCCTTTTCAGAAGACCCCACTTCAGCAACACCCTCCTTACGAGCTCAAGCAGCCAAGGATGACCTAGCTCGGGAGGTCGAAGAAAACTGGAACAAGGAAGTGTCGGGCCGCGAAGCCGTGATCAGGAGCAAGGCGCTTGACCTCGACAACGGCTTCATGTCCGGCCCGGCGTTTGATGAGCTCTACGGTAAGGCAAAGACCGAAATAAAAAACCTGAGGGAGCTGCAAATTCCAGGCTACGAACGGCCGGCATCCGGAGCTTCGAATGCCACGTCTTACGTCAATCCAAAGATTGAGCGGGCCTTCAGCGTGTCGCGCGAACGTATTGCCAGTTCGGAACAACGCTTCGAGAAGATGCGGCAAATCCTTGCGTAACCATTCATGAGCACTGACCAAGAACTTGCCGCAGCGTCTGCCGGTTTGACCAACAACCTGCCCGGGATGAACATCTTCGGGGCCGGCCGTTCGACCATGGCGGTGCTGCCGGAAATGATGCAGCTGGGCGAGGTGATGCGGATGCGCGCCGACCAGACCAAGGATGCCTATGCTATTCGGGGCTTAGACCGGGCTGAACAATCGGCGTTTGCTGAAGCTGATGAGTTTGGAGCGTTTCAGGAGCACCTCAAGTCAACTGCTGGCATGAGCGATATTGATCGGGCAAAAGCCAATCAGAATGCTCTTATTTCCAATCCCAAATGGACCGCTAATCCGTTCATCAAAGACTCCCTCAGCCAACTGGATCAGTCGGGAGCTTCTTTGCTTTCTGCCCGCAAGAATGAATTGGAGGTAAAGCAGGTTGAGCAAGGGATGTGGGCTGCCGGGATCGAGGAGTCAATGAGGGAAGAGGCGGTGAAAACGGCTCGGATCAACAGTCGCACCGCCCTCAAGCAAGCGGAAGATGGAGCAGTTGAATATGACGCCAAAGTCGAGCAAGGCCAGTTCGACAACGCACTGTCTTTGAGCGAGGCCTTGCATTCTTCCGGAATGGGGCAGAAGGCCAAAGAGAGAGTGGCAGTGTTGGCCGACCGTTTTGGTGCTGATCCTGTTGATCAGGCCCGGGTCCGGGGGATCAGCAAGATTGTCGGCTCGTTTAGCCGGGCCCCGGCGGTGGCGCGGGTCTACGCTGCAGAGTTGACTCCTTACCAAGAGGTTTACAACCAAATGAAGTCTGATGGTCTTGCGGTGGATCCGACCGACCCGAACCAAACCCCTCAATCCATTGCGGCCAGTTTTGATCAGGCCATGTCCAATGTAGGGAAAACTGGCGCGCGGTTAGAGGATCAAAGCAAGATGTTGGCTAGGATTACCGAAGCCAAGGCGGCGATGATGGTGCTGGCTAATCATGTTAGCCTGGCTAATACCGCCGAAGCGGAATTTGTCGCCGGGTTGGAAGAGAAGATGAAGGACTCCTCCCCCGGAGGGAAACAGGCGTTGCGCGAGTTTACCGTGGAGTGGGGAGTGAAAGCGGGCGAGTTCAGCGGGATCTACAAGCAGCAGATGGAGGAACATGCGCTGAAGCTAAAAACCGAAGAGGAACAGCTCAAGCAGGATGACGTCCGCTCAAAAATTGCGGCTCGGGTCTCCGGAGCCACTGCAGCCGAAGCCCGAATTGTGCTTCAGGAATACGGTTTCGTATTTAAGGCTTCTCAGAACAAGTCGGCTCAAATCGCTTCGGTGCTCAAAGCCATTCTTCCCGACGAGATTTCCGAGGAAGATGGCGTAATCGACATTGAGGCTTACGAACAGAAGGCTAGGGAGATCGTTGAAGCCAATGACGCTACCCCGCTGGTTCCTGACGTTTCGAAGAAGCTTCCCGGCACCAACGACGCTCTCGACTAATTTCCGATCACTCTCATCATGGATTTTTCCAACCTGACCCGTCTCGCTCCGCCTAAGTCGCTTTTCACCAAGGAACCAGAAGTTCCGGAAGTGCCAGAAGAAGAGCAAGAGGAACTCGACCTGAAGCGGCCGGAGACCTACTTGCTTTCATCGAAATGGGTCAATGCCAAGTCCGTTGAGGAGCGGGTGGCGTTGGTCGACAGGATTGCTTTGAAGCAACTGGAAGCACTGGAAGCTGATAAGGAGGGCACCATCGAGATGGAGGTCTACCGCAAGGAAGCCGACGGCAGCCGGTCGGGCAAGCCGGTGCGCGACCAAGTAAAGACCTATGGTCCGGATGGGTTATTGAGCCGGCAGTCGCTTGAGTTCCTTGAGCAAAGCCGCCAAACCCTTCTTCAGGCTGCTCAGGATCCGGACGGCGGGGTTCGCCTCAACGGTTTTTCCGGCAAGCTGGAGGCATCCAACTGGATTGACCAGGCGGTGCGTGGCAATCGGGCTCCGGTTGAAGACGATCCGTCTCTCAAGCCTTACGACGAATTCATCAAGGACCAGTCGGTGTTGGCAACCGAAGAAACCAAGCCCGATTTCTCGTGGGAGAAATACACCAAGTGGAGCAACGACCGCCAGACCGACCCCTCCAAGCAGGTTGACCCAAAAGACGAAAAGCAAAAGAGGAAGTTTGATGAGCATGTCGGATGGGCGACCTACGACCCGACCAGCATGGGGCCCGACAAGGTGATTGACACCTTCAACGGTCGGGTGACGGTCAATCCGACCAACTTGTTTGAGTATGACCAAGCTGAGCGGGAGCTTACCGAGCGCACTGATTTGACTCCTGCCGCCAAGAAGCTGGCTTGGATGGACTACGAAGCCAAAGTCAACCAGCACATCATGGACGGGGTCAACCTGTTTGCTTCGGCGGATGCTGGAGTGGAGTTTTTGTTTGGTGATTTTGTTTCTTCTGCGGAAGGCCTCGCAATGGAGGAAAAGATCAAAGGGTGGAGTGATGAGGACAAACAGGCGTTTCGGCAGGAGCAAGCGGCTAAATTCAGCGGACGGATGGGACTCGGAGCAAAGCCTTTGATCAACGAGCTGGAAGCTCATCTTGAGGCAGGAGGGTCCGGCATCGACTTTTTGCGCGCCAACAAAGAGCGCATGAGTCGGGATTCGTATGGTCCAGTTAGCGAGTTGGCCGCCAAGACCCGTGACGCGTTTCTGGCAACCGGTGGCGGAATCAACTGGGCGATCGGTCATTACGTTAACCAAGCGCCCGGCGTTGGGACCATGTTTCGCATGGCGACGGGAACTGATGGCACCGAGTTTAGCCGTCCAGCCCAAGAGTGGGGAATCTTGGCCGAGGAAACAGCACAGGCCTATCGCAATCCTGAATATAATTTGCTGATCACTAAGGTCAACCGCCGTGACCTCACCTCATTGGGCGGACAGCTTGCTTCGTTTATCGGGTTGGGAAGCTTGGGGATAGCAGCAACTAAGGGAGCAACTTTGAGTGCGGCGAAAGCGGCTTTGGCCCAAGGCACCGCGATGGCAACCGCGAGCACGGCGACACGGCTGGCGACGGCTACTGGCGGTCGTCTTGGCCCGAAGACAGCAGCTTTTTTGGTTGAGACGGCAACAGACGCCACTGCTTATCTTGGTGCCATCCAAGCGTCAGGGATGTCGTTTGGCGGAACTCATGACGCGATTCTCAAAAAGACCGGCGACGCGAAGGAAGCCTACCGGGTGGCTTCGATTGACGCCGTGGCTGACGGACTTGGAGCACTCATTGCCACCTCGGTGATGAACCGGGTCGCACCCGGAGCGGAACGGTTGTTTGGTCTCCAACCTGGCAAGGCCGGTGGTTCGTTGGTTCAGCGCTTTCGCGCAACCCGGGCGAATACCGTTGGCGCCAGTGGTTTGGCAGACATCAAGAATAGCTTGAGCAAGCTTCATCCAAAACTTGGCAAGCAGTTTGCCAAGGACATGAAGGCTGCGATTCGCCACGAAGCTGCCCAAAAGGGTCTTCGTGGTTTTGGGGTGTTCAAGTCAATGGGAGCGGAAGGAATCGAGGAGTTCTCCGACGAAGCGATTTCCGACGTGATCAAAATGATTATCGATGACTCCAAAAGCTGGTCAGCCGGCGACTGGGGCAACATCCACGACAACTTCCGCGACTATTTGAAGGCCGGTGTGTTGGGGATGATCGGCGGGGCAGTGGGCGACGCCAAGGCAATGGCCTCATCGGGCTGGAAAGCAACCGTTGGCAACGACGATAAACGCAAGGCTGAAATCAAGCGGGCCGTCACCGACCGGTGGGCATTTATCAAGGCCGATGTGGCAGGGGCAATGGCTGACAAGGACACCGTCAATCCGATTTACGACGGCACGGATCCGGATGCGTTGAAGCTGGCTGCGGTGCTGGCGTCAGACGATCCGAAGTTCGATTTGAAATACAAGTCGCGGATGCTGGTGGCGGCAGCCCGCAAGGGGGCGGCGAGGCCGTTCAGCGAAGCGGTCGAGAATGCTCAAGAAGATGGTCAGAAGCCGTCCAAGCGCACTTCGGCTGTCACTACTCCGGCGACGGGCTCAGCGAGTCCTGTGGTGCCTTCTGGGGGCTCTAGTATTGAAGAAGCGAGGCAAGCGGCGGTGCTTGGTGTTTCCAAAGCTCCCGCAGGCACCCGGGCCAGGCAGAAAATCGAGGTTGAGGAGTTGCCTGCGGTGACGTTGCCCAACGGCAGCACCTTGACCCCGTTGAAAATTGGCGGGGTGGGAGCGGCTGGAGCGCGGCTTTTGGTAGCGGGGCCGGACGGTAGTGTCACGGTCAGCTACCTCGATGCGACCGAAGCTGCGGCGCTGGTAGGCACGACCGACAAGAAGCTGCGCAAGGAGTTCGAGCAGACCGCCAAGGACCAGCAGCAGGAACTGGCCGGAGGCAAATTCAGCGACGCATGGACCGAGGCTGAGAAAAAGACGGATAGCAAAGCGGCGCAGAAGCAGGCTGAAGTGAAGCCTGCTGACCGGCTCAAGGCCGCAGCGGCCGTGAAGCTCAAGCGCAAGCCGCCCGCCCTAGGCACTTCAAAAGAGCGCTTTGAAAAAGCCCAGCCGCCGAAAGAGGTAATCAAGAACAAGCCCGTCAATTCGATGGGCGAGGCCACTCACAATTACAGGACCAAGAAAGGCATCCTTGAGTCGGTGACCACCATTCTCGGAAAGTCCCGCCGGTTCTTTTTTGACAAACAGAAAGCACTTGTTGCGGCAGTCAAGGGCACGGGGATGACCGTGCAGGAGAAGGCTGCCGAATGGGACGCCGATACCGAGGCTGGCACCTTGCTGCACGAGCAAGTGTCCGCGGTGTTGTCCGGCGGTAATCCGTCCAGCGATCCGTTGGTGACGAAAATTGTTGAACTGGTTCGGGAGAATGCAGCCGACGTTCCATTGTCGGAAGTGATCATCAGCAGCAAAACCTATGCGGGGTCCATCGACATCCTTGTGCCCCTGGCTGACGGAAGCTGGCTGTTGATGGACATCAAAACCCTCAAGGACAACCCTCACGAGACCGGATCCAAGCCGTCTCTCCGTCATCGCGACAAGGGTTCCAAAATCGACGCATGGGCCATTCAGCTGCTGGCTTACAAGACGGCTCTTGAGGCTCGCGGCTTGGTGGTGAGCGAGATGAAAATCATCCCGGTTGACCGTGTCGGGCGGGAGGTTTTTGTCGACAGCGAGGGCAATGCGCTACTGGATGTGGCCCCTACTCCAGAGCAGGAGGAGTGGTTCAACGAAATTTTCCAGCAAGATGACACCGACCAAGGAGCCGACGATGTGGCAGTTGATGAGCAAGATTCAGGTCCCAAGCCAAAAGGTGCTGGAGTGGATGCAGCTGCCAAAGTCGGAAGCGGTCAACAAGATGCAGGCAATCGGCCAGCTGGAGAAGAATCAGGCAGAGAGACTGCACCAGATGCTGCAGCCGAAGTAGCAAGGAGCAAAACTCCCTCCAAGGTGTTGCTACCAAAGGCAACCGAAAATGCTCCGCCACGTCCACCACAAGAAGGTGGCCGGGAAGGGCGAGACGCACGTCAGGCGTGGGACGACCAGTATGCGTTCACCCACAACCCCGACGGCAGTCCGATTCAACCGACACTCACAGAAGAAACGGTTCAAGCTGCTCAAAAAGCGGGCAAGCTCGCCACGGGAGATTCGCGGATTGATGCGTTAGGCGTGTTCGATCAAGCCGGGGTGGGAACAGCCGTTGAGCAGCTTCTCGATGCTGGGTGGAACTGGAACGGGCAGCGCATGGAGAACCCCGACGACCTGGCTGAAACCCCAGCCGTTGGGTTGCAGCGAATCCGTGCCGCCCGCGACAATGCTCAACAGGCACCTACACCGGCGGCACCTGCACCCGCAACCCCTTCAGTCTCCCCCCAAGCCCCCCTCGAACCCGCTGCCGAAGTAACCTACGAAGCGGTGAACGGCAACCGGCTTCCAGCCAAGGTTGTCGGGGTCAATCCCGATGGAACCTACCAAATAGATGTTCCAGGATTCGGCGAGTTGACCCGTGTCACTCGCAACCGGTTGGAACCAACCCCGACAACCAATGAAGAACAAAACCAAGTCGAAGTTCCGGTTGTGGAAGCTCCTGCTTCATCTGGCCTAACTGTTCCGAAGCTGGTGACCCGGTTACGCCTCTTGCACGGCATTGTGTTTGAGCCGAAAGCCAGAGACGCGGGTGCCCGTAACCTCAACAACAAAGACCGCTATCCTGGCAATAACGACGTCTGGATGCAGGCAAACAACGGCGCGTTGTTCTTCCATCCGGACTTTCTCGAGAAGGTGTTGGCTAACGACGAAATTTCCGACAAGGTGGGCTTCGTGGAAGCGACTGTTGAGGCGGTCCGCACTGGCACCGACATCCCGTTGATGCCCGAGCAAACCGAAGAGGTTACGGTGGAAGAACAGACCGAGGAAGAGCAGGAAGCTGCCGCGGTGAAGGAGACCGAGGAAGTCAAAGCAGAGCTGGAGCAAGAGGAGACCAAGCTGGAACAACTTCCGGACGATTCGACTGTCGATGAGGTTCGCGAGGTGGCACCGCAGCTGGTGGATACCGCGACGTTGGCTGCCCTCAATGCTTCCGACCGCGAGTCGTTCCTGACTTGGCTCAAGGGATTCTCCAAAGGCCTCTCTCGTTTCGGCGACAAGATTTGGCGTGCTGCCAAGGGGATGGCAGTTGCACTGGCCGGCATCTCGGTAGCTCCTCAAGCGACCAACCATGAAATTGCTTCGGTGGCTCAGGTTTCCCCTGAACTGGTTGAGGTGGTTAGCGGTAGTTTGCCTAACTGGGCAACCCCTTCCGACGTCTCCATTGAGGCGGAGTTTTCCGATGGCACCCTGCCGCTGCCTCTCAACGAAACTGACAATGTGGCGGCGCTGGATGTCAGCACCTTGCCTCAACCGGCTTTGGTCAGCATCGATGTGCCTCAGCCTCGTCAGGTCATCAAAGATGTGCAGGCGCCGAAGGTTGGCAGCGTGGAAGCGACCCAGTCGCTTATCGATGAAATGAACCTTGGCAACGTAGGCACGACTCTTCCCGGCGGTTTGGCCAAGTGGTGGCTGAAGCAAGGCAAGAATCCGGCGGTCAATGCGGCAGCTGCCTTGCTGGGAGAACACGAGAAAGGTTCATCCCGAATCAAGTCGATGCTGGTGAGCATGGGGGTTTCTGAAAATCCCTCGTCCTTCCCGTGGTGCAGCGCTTTTCTTTCGTGGAGCCTGAACCAAGCTGGACTCAAGACCAAGACCATGTCGTCACGGGCTTTTCTTGGTCTCGGCCAGAAAACCACTGCTCCTGCCTATGGTGACGTGGTGGTTCTGTGGAATGATAATCCAGCTACCGGCGGCAAGGATGGCTGGGGTGGACACACTGGGTTTTACCTCGGCGAGACCGATACTCATGTGATTGTGCTCAGTGGCAATTCGGGCGACTCGGTAGATGTTTCGGCTTTTGTCAAAACCCGTGTTCTTGGCTATCGAGCTTTTGGCAACACACCGGGATTGCTCGCTTCTCGCGGACGGCCGAAGCGCCGGGCTCGTTCCCGTCGGTCCTTGCCGCCGTTGAAGGGATTGGCGGGGGGGCCTGCTCAGCCGGCTCCAGCGGTTCGCAAGATCAGGAACTTGTCTGTCACCGAAGCGGAACTGACGGAGGAATCGGCGGAAGGCAAGTGGCAGCAAAAGGGGAACGACTACCTTTTCACCCCGGCCAAGGGCAAGATGGTGCGGCTTGCTCCGGGCGAAGTAGTGCAAATCGCCGGTAGCGACGACTTGTTGTTTCTCTACTCGGTCGGCGACGGGGTGTGGCAGTTCAAGCGGATCAATCCGGAAAAGCTCTCCGAGATGTGGAGCGACGGCAATACTCGGGTCAAGGTTGGCCATTTGCAGCAGGAATGGGCGAGGACTCGGTTGGACCAGACTGCGGCCGATGTCGAAGGCTTGCTCGACGACTTGCTTGGCTCGGACGCCGCACCCAAAGCCAAGCTGATCACCGGGCTGCGCAAGCTGCTGCGGAAGGTAATGGCGGAAGTTGCTCCTAATGCTGATCCAGTTGCTCCTGATGGTGATCCGTTTGTCGAGGTGAAACTGGAAGGCGACGATTTCATCCAGGCTCGCATTGAAACGGTGCTGGTTGAAAGTTCCCAAGAAACCAAAGAGAAACTAGGAAAGGAGTTGGCTAGGCTTGAAGCGAACCCGGAGTTGCAGCAACTAAAGGATGAAATCAAAAGGATTCTCGGGAGTTTGCCTAAGCATGATGACCCAGGCCGCATGGCGGCTGAAGCTCCGCTAAAACCACTTCAGGATCGCTTGAAAGCCCTTGAGCTTGAAATCAATAAAGTCAAAACCGCCATCAGTCGGACGATTAAGCGTATTGAAACTGAAGCTGATTATTACGGTGAAGCTGCAGTTAAGACCATGGAGGTGGACTTGGTCAATTTGGTGGCCAAGCTGCGCCGCGAGCTGGGAGGGGTAATGCTGGCCAACGACGAGACTCGCGCCCATGCTGCGCTCGAGGTGGCGCGCCTGCTGGCCAAGTGGGTCGACGAAGAGCAAATCCACTTCCTTACTTTTGACGAAAAGCGTTTCCCGCGACTTGAGGTGGAGGGCATGGTCGGAGCTATTTTCAAAGACGTGAAGCATCCGTTCCGGCCAATGCTGCTGGAGACGCTGGACGAGCGTTTTCCAGACCGTTCGCTGGATGAGGCCGATGACACTTTCCTCGACGACGACAACGGGTTTTACACCCTTGGCGCCGAGTTGCTGCGGAAGATGCTTCAAAAACAACTCACTGGCACGACTTCGGAGGATGCGGTTGCTCAAGCAAACTACTTGGCTGCTGCAATGGCTGCTGACTTGCGCGCTGGCAAGATGACCAGCAAGGGCAAGCCGTCGCTGTTACAGACCATTGGGGCTTTGCTGCGGCGCTACAGTGAGCGGATGCGTTCGATCCTTGGGATGCGTTGGGCCGTCGGCCAGTTGCCGGAAGGTCAATATCGTCTGTTCCACCGCCTGATGCAGGACTACCGCAAGGCCAACTTGCGCGGCGACGTCGATCTGGCGCGCGAGAAGCTGGTGATTGCCACTGCCACCCGCTTGCAGCTGCACAGTTCGGACATGGAGGAGCGGCTCAACAAGATCGGCCGCAAGCACACCGAGGGCCTTGAGCAGATCAAGCGTTTGCCCAAGGTGCTGCTGGACATCGGTCAGGAGGATTTCCTTGTCCTTAATGCCGAGGGTGAGCTGACGTTGCACGAAGAGGTTGAGAAGTTCATCAATCGCAATCCTGACAAGTTCAGCCACTCGCTCATTTACGACGCCTTAGAAGCGATGCAGTCGGAAGATGGTTACCAAGCCGCTTGGATGGACGCCGCGCTTGCTAGGAATGCCTTGGAGGCCCGGGAATTGGCCTTCGACTTTAACCCCGCCGAGTTGTTTGGTGATTCGTCGACTTTTGACCCTGAATCTGCCGTCGGCAAGATCATCGCTGGTTCGCCGCAAGCTGCTTACAATCCGCTGGTGCGGATGCGCCGCGACGAGCTGGCCGCGATGGACAAGCAAATCGAAGACCGTGCGGCTGGCTTGGTGGTGTCGGAACTCGAACGAGTTGAGAATCTTGATCCTTCCGATAAGAAAGATCAGCGGGGTTTGATCAAGTTGGCGGGAGCGCTTGGCGTGATGCCGGCTTCACTCCCTTCGTCCAATGAAGATTTCGCCAGGCTAAAGGAACAAATTGCTGTTCACATGGAGGTGATGTTCGAGCAGGGCGGTCCTCGTCCGTGGGAAGGCAATTACGACCCAGCTTCTGGCCGCTTGGATGGCGCGGTGTATGGGGGGCCGTTACCGTCCGGTTCGTGGTCGATGGGGGACGAAACAGCTGAGGCTCAGCCGTCTATTTTCAGGCAAGAGCAGGAAGCTTTGGCCGCGTTGCGCGAGCAGCGGTCCCGCAAAGCCGACGACCTACTTATCCTGCAAGGGGTGCTTCAACGCGACGCCAACGGCCAGATTGTTTCCGGACCGACCACCGAGGAAGTGCCTGAAACCGACCGCACTGGGGCTTTGTGGCAACTTAACAGGGAACAACGCCGGAACGCCGAAGTGCTGCGGATCCGTGACCGGATGCGTCAAGCCGAGAAGGACGTCGACATGGTGGAAGCCGAGCGGCGCTACGCTCAACTGGTCGACTACCTCGAAGCGCTGGATGAATACAATCGACGGGTCACCCACATGAAGCGGCGGGCAATCGGCGACTTTTACGACTGGGAGAAATCTGACTATGGCCTGTTTTGGCAGGACACTCGGGTCGACAGCGAGAAAGCCGAGGATCCCCGTATGTGGGATAAGAGCGACCCGGCGCCGGTAGCTATGACCGCTAGCGACGTGTTTGGTTACCAAGCGCTGCCGCCCGAAGCGACAACCGGGGAAGGGATTAAGCCGGGCTTCGGCCATCCCCGCAATCCACCGAAAGACGCCGACCCCAAGGAAGCCGAACTGTTCCGCGCTTACGACCGCGCGACCAAGAGCAACGCGGCGTTCCGAGGCCGGGAATGGCGCAAGGACTTCACGCTGGCCCAGTGGATGGAGGAGCTTCCACTCAATTTCGACCAGCAACTTTACACCGCAACTGGCGGCTTTCGCTTCCCATCGATCGAAAAGGACGAGTTTGGCCGCTTGAGTTACGAGACCTCCGAGCAGGCGTTTCCTAGTTTTGACGGCTTTGACGAGCTGTATGCGATTCATCGAATGGGAGAGGAGAACGAGGAACTGAGCCAGCAGCAGCGCAACCTGCGGGATGCCCCTTTGTGGATCGATCAGTTTATCGGTTACGTCGACAAGGCTGAACGCTGGCTGGCCCACGTCCAACTTCGGGCTGGCTTGGATGAGTTTGACACTGGTCCTGACATTGTGCGCGAGATGAACGGTAAGCCGACGCTGGCGGCGCAAAGCCAGTTGCTGCTCGATCCGGTGCTAGAGGCGTTTAGCGACAGGCTTGCCGCACTCAAGAAGGATTTCCTATCCAAGATGGGGCCTCACTTGGACTACTCCGCGAAGGAGAACTTCCGCGACAGTTTTGCTCGTGAACGGGGCAAGCTGGCTCCCCTGACTGACGAAACTCAGATGGCTCAGGCGTTCTTGAAGATGATCAAGGCCAAGGAGTCCTTCAGCCCGTTTAAAGTGGCGATGGAAGCTACCCAGCAGGCCAACACTGCGGTCAAATTGGTTCGACGGGCTCTCCATGAGTTTAGCAACTTGCGTTGGCAGGAGAACTTGGAGAAGGAAATGATGAAGACGGTGCGGGACTTGTCCTACACCCCTGAGCATTCCGAGTTTTTGCGGTTGCGCGATACTACCCTCGACCCGGCGACCATCCGATTCCTTGAGTTCAATCTCAAATACATCTCGCAGTTCCCCGATTCTTACCACGTCGGGGCGGGTTACGCCTACGAGTTCCTCGAGCAGCACCGCAAGGTCAACAAGGGTGGCGGCGGGGAGCCATTCATGAAGGTCTACTTGGACAGCCAAAAGCGCGCGCTGGCCAAGGGTCTTCCAGTTGAAATTAACGAAGAGGCCCAGGTACTGACGATTGACGACACGGGGCCGGATGGACAGGCCTATAACGTGTTTGCTTCAGGCGAACAGGGGGCTGACTATAACGCTTTCACCAACGAACGGATTGGCAATGGCTGGCAGACCCAACAGGAGAAGGCGACCAAGGATGCCAACATCGCATTTCAGGCCCGCAAGATCCGGCTGTCGACTTGGCTGACTCTTATCGGTTTCCGGATTAGCGAGAGCACGGGCAACGTCGAGGACGCTAAGAGCTTTCGCAGTGACGTCGTGCGCAAGATGCTGACCGGTGAGGGTGACTCGCTGGAGTTGGTTGGTCGCGGAATTCGAGGAATGTTTACCGCCGCTTTGTTCAACGACGAGTTGCATTCCACTTTGGTTGAGCAGTTTTTGGAAGCTAATCCGCACTGGAAGGATTTGCCGTCGCTGGATGAAGAACTGAATCAAGAAACGACATCCCGACGTGTTGCTGGAGGATTTGATGCCGAGGCTTTTGCGGTGGATTTGCTTGAGTTCAAGGAGGGTTTCGAGCGAGAAGTGCTGCAATCGGCGCTGGTCAACGACAAGGACCAGATGGCGACGGCCTTGGCTACCGTGCTGCGGGTCGGCACAGCAGGCATCAAGGACATCGTGATTGATCCTGAGTTTAGCGGTCTGAGTGCTGCCTACCGGCTGAAGCAGGACTACCAAGCGTTCGGCAAGGCCCATCAGGAGAAATACGGCGTGGACATCCTCAACGCCGACGAGCAGGTGTTTTCCAACGTCACTGCCGAGGAAGCGACTTTGGTCGCTCAAGTGATCCAGCAGCAGATGCTCAACGGCGACTTGCGGCCATACGACGGCCGGCTGGTCACTGGCGACTTATGGCTGGCAACCAACCCTGTGTTGGCTTTGCTAGCGGGGTCTCAACCCGGCTCGCGCTGGGTGCCCGATCTGGTCAAGGAAGGTGAGGAAGAGACCGGTAAATGGGTGCCGGTGCAGACGTTGATCATTAGCCCTGACGAGAAGGCGATGGCGGTTGCTGGCGCGGATGTCGGGTTCCGGGTCTTTCCCGGCAGCGACGGGATGCCTGACGTCATCTGGGCCCCGCTCAAGCCAACTGGCCAGCAGGACGCCCAGTTTGCCATTCAGCAGTTGCTGCAGGTTTACGGGGAGGTGCCGGCGATTAAGAGCAACTTGCGCGAACTGGCACGGATTTTCCGCGAGACGCTGGCCCCCGGCTTCCTTGCCAACGATGTGATGGCTGCGTTGGACGATAAGATGGTCCGGCTTCGTAGCGATGTCAGTAACCGCAATTTGTTGGGCACGACCACTACCGGGAATTCCAGCACTTGGCAATCAGTGGCGCTAGATTTGGGAGTGACCGAGTTTTTGGGAGCGACTTGGGAAAGCGAGTTGGCCAAAATGGGGGTCGATTTCAAGTCTCCGGCTTTTGAGGAAATCCGCCAGCTGATCAAGTCAAGCAAGCACGGGCCGAGCCGCCATTGGAAAATGCTCCACAACGCTCTTAAAGCGCAGAAGTTGACTGCTACCATGGGCGAGCTTAGCGAAAGCCTGCGCGCCCGCTTTGCCGACCGGATTTCTGAGTTGTCGAAGGAAGAATCCGAGCTGTTCGAGCAACTGCTGGCCGACCACTACTATTCCGCTTCCCGGTCGCTGGCTGAGTCGTCGATCACCGAGGCCGAGATCAAGAGCGAGGGCTGGGGTGCCGACGTGCTGCTCATTTCGCTGATGCTTAGCGATCCTGCCTACAAGCGGGCTTTTGACGTGTCCTATGTCGGCGACGAGTCGGAAAATCCAGCGGGTGACGACAGTCTTTCGCCGGTGATGCGTGATGCCCTTCAGCGGGCCATCAGCCAGCTCCGCAGCGTGGCTCAGGACTACGAGCAGGCGGACGAGGGCCGGACGGCTAACGATGCCGTGCAGGCCTTTGGCGAGAGCGATCTGGTAGATGACCAGCAAGTGGCTGATGAAGACGACCAGGCTGGGGCACAACGGGTGGAGAGCAGCACCGAAGAGGAATCCCCTCGTGCACGAGGCAAGGGCAACCTACAAGCCGACCCGCTTGCTCTTCTTAAGTTGCTAGCTCCGAACCGAATGACCTCGCCGCGCCGTGACGAAGGGGTGATTCCTCCGTCTGACGCCTTGTTGTTTAACTTGCTGGAAAACGTTTTTGTGGCGGCCAACAAGTGGAATGATCGGCTGAACTACCCTGAGTCTCCGCTCCGCAAGCCGTCTGTCCGAAAAATGATCAAGAAGTCGACCAATGCCAACAAGGGTTTGGCGGCGCCGATCTACGAGGAAACTGGCAAGCCACAGAATGCTCGTGCTCGTGCGAGATCAATGTATGTCGGGAGCATCCTAAATCTTGGCAATCCGGGCTCGCTCGGCAAGACCCGCATCTCGGCGGCGATGAATCGGACCCGCCACGCAACGATCAGTGCCGCGTTGCTGGGCAGCGACGAGTATACCCGCGAGGAGATCGACAGCGAGATTGGGATGCGCGCCGACAAGGCGGAGAAGCGCGGGATGGACTACGGCATGATCGAGCAGAAACTGGTGCTCCATCCTTACATGATGGACCGACTGGCTTTGATGCTGCCAGGCTTGGAAGAACAGCGCGACAAAGCCCGACAGGCGTTGAACAGCCTTGACAGCCGGCTTGACTATCTCGACGGGACCTCCACTGCAGCCGAGAAGTTCTTGCGAGAAACACGGTCCAGCACGCTGATGCTCGACCGAGTTCATGCCGCTTTGCGTGTAGAGAAGCAGCAGCTTGAGGTTGACATGGCTGGCTACGAGCCGTCCCAAGCACAGGAAATTGATTCAATTAAACGCGAGATTGCTCGAATTGATGGCTTGTTAGCCAAGAAGGATTTGGGCGAGTTCATCGAGTTGGCTGACCTACATGGGGATTTTGTGGCAAACCACTTGGCTGATGCCGTGGTGGAGATGGCGGAAGAGTTTGGCTATCAAGCCGATCGGTTGGCCGCTACTTCTGTTCGTCTGGTGGAAAAAAGCCTGTTGGCCCGTCTTAAGCTGATTCATGGAGGACAAGGGGCTCGGGTTGAAAGCGGGATGGTTCCTGCAATGACCCAAACGATTGAGGCGATGCGCTTCCTGTTGCGCCAGCGGGATGCTGTTCTTGAGACCGATCCTTTTGGGCAGGTGGCTTCAATCAATCAGGAGCTGGAGGAGAAGATTGCCGAATTTGGCGAACTAGCCGGACAGCTGGAAGGAGCGGTTCGGGCCAATCTGAATGCTAGTCTGAAGGAACTAGGGCTCAAACCGCGTTCCGGTCAGGCGTTCCCGTCGTTTAAATTTGGCCCAGCGGAAGGCTTGGATGACAACCAGCTTGAAGGAATGTCGCGCCGCTTGTCTGCTCGCTCAATCCTTCGCCAGGCTAAAACTGGTGAAGCGCTGCTTGAGGGCACTCTTGACTGGGCAACCCGTGAATTCCGCGACGGCATTGGCAACTTGCTCAATAAGCGAGGAGGAGGGCAGAAGCCGAAGACTGCCAAAGACAAGGAGGCCAAGGAGCAGGCCATTGGTTTGCTTCACAACTTCTTGCGGGGGATGACCGGCAAGAGCAAGACCGATGTGGTAGCCGCGCTTAACGCGCTGGTCAGCCGGGTTGAGGAGGCCGCAGCTCCAGAACAGGTCAATATTATCAACCTGACGGTCAATCCTGATTGGGAGAGCGTCAAGGAAGCGGCACGGAAACAAGCTTCGCCATTGTTTGCGATGCTGCGGATGCTGGCGCTAAGTACGGAAGAAGGTCAGGCTTTGCTCGACAACAACACCACCACTGCTGGCGAATTGAAACGTCAAGCCAAGGCCCGTAACCATATCACGGAAGCTGCTCGTGAAAAAAGCCGGCTATTGAAGCAAAAGTCGATGATGCTTGGCGGTGACGGCACTTACTACGTTGGACGCTATAGCCATGTCAGTCCACACCTTAACCGGGCGGGCGATCCTTACGTGGTGCCGGTGGCTATGACCTTGGCTGCACCACAAGTAGATCCCAACTCGCGGGTCCAGTCTTTGACTCAAGAACAGGTCAGCAAACAGAAGCAGTCTGTTGAAGAACAGATTCGTCGCGAGTTTTATATCAACCGTTCGGCATTGAATCGAACTTTGCAGATTTTGGCGGTCGACCGGATTGACGCTCACTACAAGCTGCTTCGTGGCGAACTGGACAACTACAGCACTTTCGATCCATCGTTGATGGTAAACGAGGCAATCGATCGGGTTAGGATTGCCGACGCGGTGATCAAGACTCGCCACGAGCAGGCTTTGTCTGACCAGGAGCAAGCTGCCAGCCGTGGGATGACCCAGGAGTCGCTTGGGATGTTGCTGGAAGACCACAGCGAGTTTTTTACTGGCGAGCCGGTGTTGCCAGCTCATCTACAGAAGCACGGCACGGTGGCCGGAATGAAGCGGCGCAGCGAACTGCGGGCCAAGGTCAACCGGCTTCCCGCTAGCTACGAGGCCCGTAACCGGCTTTACGGCACACTTTACGATAACGGCACTCCGATTGTACTGATGGCTCAGGATGCTCGTCAGCGGCTGATGGACGCTTTTCCTGAGACTATTACCCCGCGCAACATCAACCGGACGGTCAACAACATGGTGTTGCGTGCGCTGGCCAAAACCCCGGCTGCTCGCGGCAAGCCGGCGTTTATGATCCACACTTACGCTGACCTGAGCGGCAAGTTTACCGGAGACTTTGAGCTGACCAATGGCAAAGATTTGAATTTGGAGCAAGCTGGCAAGGCGTTTTCGGAACGGATCAGCGGTCACCTGCAGCAGTGGCTTGACGGCAAGCGGGGCAAGGAGGTTGCCCTGACTGGTGCGACCTCATCCCGCACGCTTGGCTTGTTCAAATCGTTGGTCGAGCAGCTGGTGCATGTCTATGGCGATCCTCGGATGCGCAACCAAAAGGGAGAACTCAACAACACTGGCAAGAAGGTGGAAGCGTTGCTTCGTCAGATCGACGGGAATGGGTTCTCTGCCGACATTCAGGTAGCCAAGTTTGACCTGATTGGCACTTTTGCTGAAGCTTTTGCTGAGACCGAAGCGGAGCTGGTGATGCGCGACTTGGTGGCCGGTCTGGTTACTCATAACGACGTATTCAGACTGACCACGATGAAAATACTTCATCATTCGTCGGCTCGTAATCGGATTCGATTCAACAAGACTCACGTCGCTCGCGAGACTGCGATGTATTTGCAAGCTTACTTGGAGCGCGGCTTTGACGGCGAGAGCGGACGCGAGGGCCGGCAGACTGCCCACGAGGAGCAGCGAGCCCGTCTTTCTACGGCGTCTAAGAAGATCAGTAGCATTGGCCAAGACAAGACGCTTGACCAGTCGTTGGCTTACGTGGTGGCCCAGCTGGACGGCTTGCAACACGCTAACGGCTTAGACCCTACTCAGGCGCTAGGTGAGTGGTATGAGGCATTCAAAGCTGGCTACCGACAGCTGAAAGAACTCGACAAGCAGCAAGGCAAGAAATGGAACAGTTTTGAGAGGTTCTTTGTGGCCAACCATGTCAATCTGATCCGCGATTTGCCGCTGGCCAACAAGCTGGCGGAGATCATGAACGCATCGCGGGCGATGGACGACTTCGGCTTGGTTGATCCGACTAGCACCAAAAACCACGATGAATATCGCAACGACGAATCGCTGCGGATCATTGCTCAGCTTAAGGAGGCTTTGCTTAAGGCCTCCACTGACCGGGCAGGCACAGAACATTACGCTGCCGAGATGGGAGCCGTGCTGCTGGACGCCTACAATGCGACCGCTTTGGCTTTGGCGGTGATGTCAAAGGTTAGCGGTCCTCGGATCGACACCGGGATAGAGCAAGAAGACGACGCTTCGATTGCTTGGCAGAATCGGGAGATTAAGCCGTGGCGGCGGACTTACGGCGCGGTGCCGATTCGATTGGCTTACGCTACCAACCCGGGGATGCTCGAAAAAGTTCAAGGCCGCGAGGGCAAGTGGATCCCCGATCCGGCCGACACGGTAGCAATTACCGACAGCTCGTTCTTCGGCGGCCTTGGCAAGAAGGAGACCAACCGTCGCTCGCTGGAAGTTTTGCGGCCGATGTCGGTGAACGGCTTGTCGGCTCCGCTGGCAATTTTGGACGACGCGATTTACCGGTTGAACGTGGCTCCCAATTACGAGGTACTGCGGCGCTTGACGGGCAAGGTGGAAACCCAGTCTGGGGTGCCCGAGGTTGGCGATTCGATGATGCTCAACGCCGCCAACCGCAACAATCGCGGGATTTACGACCAGGACAGCAACTGGCGTTTCGCTATGGCGGCAGTGGCCAGCGAGATTGAAAGCAACTTGTTCAACGACGCGCGGTCAGGGGTTCTCGACACAGCTTTTGCCGAGGCGACCAGTTGGCTTTCTTCTGCTTTCATCGTTCGCTCGTTGTCATCGGTCCTTCAGCTTTGGGACCAAACGGCGTCTGCTACTGTTGGCTTTGTTTTGAAGAAAGTGCTAACCGGTCAGCCTCAGGTGGCTGGAGATTTCATTTACGCGGTGGCTCATCAAATTGGCAGCCTTTGGAGCGGGGAGGACGGTTTCAATAGGCGTTTGTCGCGGTTTACCTACAACATTTCGCCTTATATCCACTTCCGAGGGGTAGACGGGATGGATCTTGCGCGCAACGAGTTGAGCAAGCAGGTCCGTTATGGCGGCAACGTGGTTGGCCGTTGGGGCGGACGGGCACTCAAGGGATTGGGAGAAGCTGGCGACACCGCTCTTAACATGACAATCGGCAAGTCCGAGCGGATCATTTCTCGCGCCATCTTTGCGGCGGAGCTGATGAGCGAACTGCGTGACAAGATGGGCGACCGGGCGCCGGCCAACATTGACGACATGATCGACACTTTGACTCACAAGGATGTCCCGCTAAACGCCAACCGTACGGCGCTGGAGAAAACTTCTGACATGATGGGTCAAGCCGACCCGGCAAAGAAAGGTCTGTTGTTCCAGAACCATTCGGACAGTCCGATTCTCAGTTCGGTAATCAAGGGGCTGGTCCAGTTTAGCAACCACCCGGCGACCACCGCATCTAATTTGACGGCTTTCTTTCCGGCTTTGCGCTCGAAGGACAAACGGACTCGGCGCGAGGCTCAAGAAAACTTCATTGGGACGCTGACCCAGAACATGCTGTTCCCGATATTGAAATGGAAGACCTTGTTGCCGCTGGTTGCTTACGTCGTGTTTTTGATTCGCGGAGACGACGACGACGAGGCTGCTCGCAAAGCTCAGAAACTGGCTGACGATTGGCTAACGAGCAAAGATGACAGCCCGATGGTCGGCTTTGGCAAGGACTTGCTCTTTGGTTCCAGGAGCCAGCTATTTTCGGAAGACAAGACTGCCAATGCAGCCCAAGGAACTGCTCTGGCAACCATTGGTGCCAAGATGGGCAACGAAGCGGTTTCTGCTCTTCCTTTGATTGGCGTGCTCAACGGTTACTTGCCGGCTTCAGAAGCGTCTAAATGGCTTGTCACCAATAATATTGCCGAGTTCTGGGCGAGCAAGCTGACCGGGGTCAAAATTGCCGAGGCTTATTACGACAAGAATAGGTTGCAGGTAACTTCGTTTGAAGAAGGGGCTTTGGGCAACATGGCTGACGTCACTGGACCAACTTCTGCGTTGTATGATCTTGCTTCAGCTCCGGTGCTGGCTTACCAGGCTTCCGGCACTGCTAAGCCGGTCGACATTGCGCTTTATCTGGCGTCGGAAGTAGCCTTCCCCTTGCGGGACTACCGTTCTGCTCGTCGCGAGGAAATGCGGGACGCTGCCAAGAAGGAAGAGAAGAAGAACCGGTGAGAACCGAAAGCTGGAGCCGACCAGTTATGACTGGCGGCTCAGCTATTTGTTCTCAATCTTCCACGGTGACGCACTGGTTGAACTTTGCCAGCACTGCCAGTGCAGGAAGAACCAACTCAACGCAGACTTTTTCGCTGACCGGTCCTGGCGGAAGGCCTTGCACGGCGGTTTTGAGCAGACGGATTTTTTCGACGGTTTCCCGTTCGATTTTGTCCCAGTCGGCGTTGGCCATGGTTTTTTGGTCGGTTTTCATGTTGTGTGGGGTTGTGGGGTTTTGAGATTAGCGGCCGATGGTGGAGGTCATGTGCCAAGCCCCCGGACAATGAGGGCATTGGTAGGCTCTTAACCGGCCTGTGTTAGCTCCTTTTTTTAGCCTGTTGCTGATGGCTGCACGGGCTTTGCTTTCGCTGCTGTAGCTTACTTTGCCGCAGGGTCCGCGCGCGACGGTGTTGAGGTGCACGGTGCCACCGTCGGCATCCAGCCGGTCGCGTGCGTCCATCATCGACTCCGGCGCAATTTCACCGGTGGCGCCAAGCAGCTCGAGTAGTCGATCACTGTCCGCCTTGTTTTTCCGCTTCACGCTTGAGCAATTCGATGAGTTGGACGGCACGGTCGGTGCGCTGGGTGAGAATGCCGACATCGTCGGGCAGGAAGCTGACCTTGCGCTTGGCCCGTTGGTAGATGAAGCGGGTGCCTTGCCACAGGTCGTGCACCACCTTGGCGGCATAGGCGAAGTCGAAAGGCTCCTCGATGCCGGGCACGGAAGGGGTCTTCACGGGCTTTTCATTGGATTCCGTTGGCTTCACCAAGGAAGCTTCCATCGGTTCGTCCTGAGTGGCTTCTGGCGCTTCCAGCCAATCAGTTTCGGCTTCGCTTTCTTGTTCGATGCGGGCGGCAATTTCGGACGGCACCCCGAATGACGTCACTGGACCGGGAGGTGGGTCAAGAATGTCGTCAAATTGGACCTTGGCTTTCTTGGTGGTTTTCTTGGCTGCTTTTTTCATGGTGGTAAAGTGGTGTGTTTTTAGAGTGCGTTCATTACGAGCTTCGAAAGAGACACGAAAAACGCTATGGCTATTCCAAAACAGAAGAGTGCTGCGAATGCGTTTGGGAAAAACCCGTCATCGATGTCTGATCCTGTGATTACTCCGAGGGCAAAAGCCGAACCTAGCGAAACGGCTGCAATTAGTAGTTCTGCGTCATTCATGATTTTAGAGTTTGAGAATTCTGGTGCTGAGCATGGCCTTGAGGAGCTTGCGGCAAGCAATGATAGTGATCGGCTCGAAACCGATTTTGGCGGCAAGATCGTCGTCCGACAGCAGTAGCCAGTTCCAGACGATGGTTTCGTGCTTTTTTTCTTCATGATCCCGGTAACGACGGGTAATTGTGTCCACGCTGGATGCGCGGGATACAGCTAGATTGAGGGCCACCGAATTGCGTTCGGCTCCTTTGTTGGCAGCCCGGAGATGCTTGCGGGCTTCCAACCACTTCTCCCGCATTTTTAGCAGTTGGTCGTGAAGCTGGTCTCCCCGGATGCGTTCGTTCATTGCCGCGCTCCGGGCCATTTCCAGTTCTTGCTGGTCAGTCGCATTGGCCAGTGGATCAGAGAGGGCATCACGCTGAATCATTTCGATAAATTCAGCCGGAGGCACCGGATAGCTTGTATGGTGCATCATGTTTTTGGCAAAGAAGTCCTGCCATTCTTGAGATGTTTTCATGGTAAGTGTTTAAGTTGGGAGTGAACGGCTTGCTTAAGCCTACAGTAATCATTGGTCTTCACCTCAGGATCGCAGACGACGGCCATAAACTCCTTCATGGTTTTCTTCAGGTCTTCCAGCGCCCAAACGTAGTCTCTTGAGCAAATGGGTCCGATTTGATAGAAGTATTTGGCTCCCTTCATTATTAGTCTTAAGTTGAGGCTTTGGGCTTCTTTGTATTCATCGAGAAATTCCGGGTAGAGGCTTGGATCAAGATCGTTCATTTGCGGTAGAGGGCTTTTTTGCGGGCTTGGTGTTTTGGTAGTGTTATCGGCTTAGGATTTCTCGAATGGTTCTAACGTCCCGGTTGAAAGCTTCGCAAATGGACTCCTTGTCGATCCCTTGCTCAAAGCATTTCTTCACTGCGTTGTTTCGTGCTATCATTTCTTTTTTGCAGCTCAGGCTTGGCATGTGGACCTTTTTTTCTGGAAGCGAGGAGAGCCTTGCTTCTTCCCGGATCACTTCGGTGATGACGAGTGCTTTTTGTTGTTGGTTCATTAAAGAAGAATGGAGCCATTCAGCCTAATTGGCTTTTTGCTGATTTTGAAGGCAGGCAAGGACTTTGGTTTAGCCAGGCTAAATTTCGAACACTTTCAGGGAGTAGGTTGGAGGGCACGGACACAGATCCACCAACCTTATGGCGTCTGCCACGGATAGGACCTTTGAGTTCCTCCCGGACCATAGCAGACCATTGGCAGTGGCCCATGCTGGGTCAGCATGAACCCGCTGATGGCAAGAGGAGTGGAGCATAAAGGTGAAACAGAATGCATGTTTTCTTCTTCCTGCTGGGTGGTGCCGTTCCATCGTGTGTTTGTCGGAAGGAATTCCGCAGGCGGCGCAGCAGGCATAATCTGGGATGAGGCTCCATGCGGCATCGTAGCGCTTCAGCAGTTCTTTTCGGGTAGATGACAGCGGAGGACGCTTACGACGCGCCACAGGAACCTTCTTGGCTGCGGAAACCACTTCAGGCTCTACCGGTTCAGTTGACGGAGTCGCGGCCGAATTGAGCAAATCCGTCAATGCCGCGTTCCACGACTTTCGCTTTGGACTCTTCGATGACTTGCTCTTCATTTAGGAAGTTGTCGAGGGCTTGGCCTTGCAATGACTGGGAATGTTCAAGAGCCCGAAGTTCTTGCCCTTTGGGGCCAGCTTGGCAGATTCTTGCCATCACCAGCGACATTGCGGCGAGGATAGTTTCGTAGTCTGGTTTTTCGCGAAAGATCGGGCCGATGGCTTCGGTGATTTCTTCGCAGAGTTTGTGGGTGGTGCTTTTCATGGTTTGTTGTCGTCGAGAATGTTCGCCCAAGGATTGCCGCCTTTGACTTTTTTGGTGATTCGATGCTCCGCTTTAATGCGGTTTCCTTCTTCGTGCAGGTAGTAGTCGAGCGTCCCTTCGGTGAATGGATTGGGTCCGACCGGGGTGTTGGCAATCTCAGCCCACTCCAGCTCGATTAGCCAGTGCTTAAGGTTCCGGTAAACGGGACGACCCAGCTTTAACGCAAAACGGATTAGTTTGAGTTTCATGGATGCTTAATTGGAACGAGGGGTTGCCAGAGGTCAAGCCAGACGGGCTTCCCTTCCAAAGGAAAAACAACCACTTGCTCATTAGGGAAAAAGAACAACGGAATCAACCGAGCAACTTCCGAAGGCTTTGGCGCTAGCTTGCGCGACCCATGACCGGCATGGTGGTGGACACTCACCCTAACCCGATTCCAGCCGTCCATGCGTGTGACGTGGCAGATAGCGGTGCGAACAAGGTCATGACGACTGTGGCCCAAAGGCACGTCGTAGGTATCAGGGCTGTCCGGGCCCGCCCCCTTCCCTCGCTTTCGCTGGTGGCAGTCGTAGTGGCTTGCTGGTCTCATTAAGTCAGCTCGTTAAGATACCAAGCGGCTTTCTTGAGGTCGTTGTTGCCACCTTTGTGCTTTTCACGCCAAACATACTTTAGCGCGTTGCCTTTGATGAAACCTCGGAATTCTTCGGGTGTGAGAGCGGCTTCAATTGCTTCAATGCACTCGATTCCTGAGGCGTTATAGTGTGCTGGGTGGTCGACTGTTTCGGAAAGCTCTGGGTTTTTGTCGATTACCGTGACAATGGATTTCTTTTTCATGATAAGAATGGCATTTCAGTGGCGATTTCTTCGAAGTGCCAAGGTTTTTCGCTATACATTGGCATTGGGTCTCCCGGTCGTGGCATGAACCGCTTGCACTCTTTGTGGAAGAAGAACGAAGCCAGCGGCCACTCGCCCGTCGCGCGCTGCTTGCGGACAATGATCTTGCCGCAGGGCGTTGAATTGAAGAACTCGACAATTTCCTGATGGGAAAAGTTGGAGTTTTCCATTTCGCCAATCCGCTCGGCCTTCGCGCCGTCACGCCACACCGTGATGATGTTGTGCGGCATATCCCCCCACTCGGAAGCACCACGGATCTCGGCCATCCCCGGCGGCTTGGCGGTGCTTTCTGGCGGCTTGCGCGGATGGGCGACAATGTGGAGATGAACCGGATACTTGGCTACGAACACCCGAAGGCCGTCGATAGCGTCTGCTTGAGCGGTGTTATCGCCTCGATCGATGTTCATGGTCATTACGTTGTCGATGACGAAGGTATCGATGCCGTAACGCTTGTGGGCGTGGGTGAAGGTGGAGATGAGGTGCTTGGGGTCGGCCCGCTCCATCGACTTGTACATGAACACTAGTCCGGCCAAATGGTCGAAAGCCATGTCGAACTCCTTGGTGTAGGGGAGGTTGGGGTAGGCGGTAAACTGTGTCAGGATTTGGGCAAAGGTCATCTCCGGCTGCTGCTCGAATGAAGCAACGCAGCTCTGCTTGCCCTTGGCGGCAAGACTGGCAATCTGGTTGGCCACCGCCGTAGACTTGCCATGACCTGAGAAACCGAACCACAGTGTGATCTCATGCTTTCGAAAGGTTAGGTTGAAGTTGGGCAAAAAGAACCCGTCGCCTTCAGTCAGGTGGTCACCCCTCATGCAGGAACGGGTGCCCTCGCGCATCAGGGATGGGTCAATAATCTCGGCAATCGGCTCGCGGATGGTGCTGTCGATGAGCTTCCTGACTTCCTCGCCACGACCGGCACGAAGCATGTCGTTGGCATCTTTGAGCGGAAGTTTGACGATCATGCAGCGCTCGTTGCCAAGCCGGGGCAACGCAATCTTGCCTGCTTTCTCGCCTTCCTCGTCAGAGTCAAACAGTAGCACGATGTCGTCAAAGTGCGACAGGTAGTGGTAGTCGAGGGTGATCCAATTCATGTTGGAGGCACCCATTGGAATCGAGACGGCTGGAATACCCAGCTCGTAGAGAGCCAGCGCATCCCACTCGCCTTCGGTGATCACCAGCTGGCTGACCTTCTCCGGGTCACAGACGTCTTTGCCAAACAAACACTGGATGCCGTCAGGACTGACCCACGTCGACTTCTTGCCTTCTGGTGTGAGGTTGTGACCCCAGTGCTTGGTCATCCCGATTTGACCAAACGCGTCGTAGTAAGGGAACACCAGCCCGTCACGGGTGTCGGAGCAAACCCCGTAGGCTCGCAGGGTAGCTTCGCTGATCCCGCGTTTTTTGGCATACTCAATCGATTTGCCAGACAAAGGCCGCATCTCGCTTGCCAACTTGCTAGGATCTTTAGCCCGGGCTTGTGCCCCGAAGCTTTGAATCGGCTGAACGTTGCAGAACTGAGCCAGCCACTGGATGGCTTCACGCAAAGGGATTCCCTTGGCTAGCGACACTAGCTTCCACGGTCTTCCCTTGACGTCTGGATCTGCAAAGTCTTGGAACCAGCCCGGGTTACTGGTCCTCGTGCTGATCATCATCGAGCCACCCTTGCGCCCGTCAATACCGCCGATCTTGTAGGCTGAAGCCTCCTTCTTGGCTTCAGGGAACAACGACATCACAAAGTCGTCGATGCGTCCGGATAGCGCGCTTTTGACCTGCTCGAGGTCGTAGAAATTGGATTCTTGGGACATTAGTTCAATCTTGATTGCTCATCACTTCCTCGTTGAGACGTTCGATTAGCTTGCGGACCAGCGGGTCACCAGTCAGTGGGGTATGGCAAGACATTACCGAAGCAAACAGATTGACCCCGTTGGCAGTGGCAACTGGCAGCGCTCCGACGAAATTCTTCACCGCCATGTCGAGGAAGTCCATCATCCGTTGCTCGGACGCGTTCTTCCATTTCTCGTTCAATTCTTTGCTACGTGGGTCTTGAGTGATGGCCAGCGCCATTTCGTTTTGCATGGCGCCTAGCAAGCCCAAGGTGTCGCGGATAATCCGCAGTGAATCGGCAAACAGCTCTGGGTCGGCTTCTTCCGGATCGGGCCACTGCTCAGGCGTTTCCACTTTTGGTCTTGGTCGGTGTTTTGATTTCCATTGGCTCGCCGTTGTCTTTGCGGACGGTGTCGTTTTTGAGATCGATGACGATCCGGCCAGTAGGGATCGAAGAGGCGGTGCCTTTGATTTTAACCCATTCGTTTTCGTTGAGGACGAGGTAGGTCACCTTGTTCTGTTTGTAGGCGAGGATGAGGTCTTCGGCTTGACCTTTCGAGCGAATGTTTTGCACCACTTCATCGCCTTCCATGATCTTGACGATTGAGGCGAGGTCGCGCACTTGCTTGGCTCCCAACTCGTAAGTTTCAGCTTTGCTGAGGATTAAGTCTTTTGAGCTGTCGGGAATCTTTTGGAACAACGCTTCCTTGTGATGGGAGAACGACAGCTTGTAACGCTTGCCCTTGTAGGTGTCGTAGACTTTCTCGGCGGTCCAAATGGTATTGTAACTGGCGGTGTTGAGGTCAGCAACTTGGGACGGCTCGAAGGACTCGCCGAAGAATGCCCGCAGGTTGCTCGTAATGGAGCCTAGCATCCACGAGGATCGATCATCGATGACATCGCCTAGGGTTCGCAGCTTGAGGACGCTGGAGACGACCTGATAGGCCCTGACGAGTTCTGGCGGGTTGGACGGATTGATCGTGCAGATGCCGTCGGCGGTAATCAGGAACGAGTCGTCGCCGCTCATGGCGTTCATCAGCCCGAACGCTGCGTTGTCGACTACGGTGTCAGGCTCGGCTGGGGTGACGCTAGTGCTGAGATTGGAAGCCAGATCGTCAATTTGAGGGTGGAGATCCTCTTCGTAGTTGGCAAACAAGGGTCCTCCTTTCAGCCTGATTTGGGCGATTACTTCCTCCACTACTTGCTCAGGGAGGTAGTATTGGATGGAGAGTGAGGCGATTGAGGACTCGGTAACGATCGAGCCGTGGTGAAACAGTGGTTTGGTCATGGTTGAAGTTTTAGCTTGGCTAAATAATTGAAAGGGTCAAGCGGTCTCTGGTGAATTCGGAGCTTCATGGGTTCCCTCACTTTTAGCTTTTTCATTAGGTGGCATTTTGAGCCTATACTCAATTTTGCCTTTAATAAAATGCGGTCCCGCTTGGCCCAAATACTCCATGCAATCGCACGACGAGACAGGCTCGTCGGCATACACGGCCTCACAGTATTTGCAAACAAACGCTTTTCGCCGGACGAGGAGTTTCATGTGTTACCGCAAATGTAATCAAACCCTACCCGGTGCGGAATCGCGATTTCGCCACGGATCATCGCAAGCTCCACCTCGTCAGGGTCGGCTATCGTAGCTTTCAGTCTGGCTAGCTCGGCCCTCGCGTCGTTCCGCTCGCCAAGTGCACGGCAAACGTCTAGCTCGGCCTGCTTGCAGTCCTGGCGCTTTTGCTCTAGCTCGCGCTCTAAGTTTCGGCAAAGGTTACGGAGCAGGAATGTCCATTGCCCATCGGATGCGCGGATAGCCTCGTCAGTTAGTGGCGTGTCAGACATGGCGGGCCTCCTTCCATGCGGCTAGGGCTACGTCGTGTTCCGGGACAAACTGGATCATCTCGCCAGCCAGCAGGTCGTAATTGTAAGTCCTCAACACGCTTGCCAGCCTGTCCGCAAGCGCCCGCTCGGCCTCCAAATCGGCGCGCAGGGTTTCGCAAAGCCTAGCATTGCTCTCCTTGTCCTCGTCGAGCTTGTCGGCGGTCTTGCGTAGAGCATCGCGTTCGCTGATGGCGTCGGTAAGCTCTCGCTCGATCCGCTCGATCTCGGGTCTGAGTTCGTCGGCAACAATCTGCGGGTCGCAGGTCTGCCCGCCTGGGACAAGCGAGAGGATAGTGTCGGTGCGTGGGGTGTTGTTCATGGTGTTGTTCGGTTAGAACTCTGGGATGCACCGGACGCCGTTGCGCCGATGATCCCGCTGTTCGGCCAATACATCCGCGACTCCTTGCCCCAGATGTCCAGTCCCACAGCGAAGCATAGCCAGATGATCCGTATCA